TTCAGGGTCTTGTAGGTTCTCAAGGTGCTCAGGGTACTCAAGGTCTTTTGGGTACTCAAGGTACTCAAGGTATTCAGGGTCTTGTAGGTTCTCAAGGTGCTCAGGGTACTCAGGGTATTAAAGGTGATGTTGCTGCACAAGGCATTCAGGGTCTTGTAGGTTCTCAAGGTGCTCAAGGTACTCAAGGTATTCAAGGTCTAGGATCTCAAGGTACTCAAGGTATTCAAGGTTTAGGATCTCCAGGTACTCAGGGTACTCAGGGTATTCAGGGTATTAGTGGTGGTGGTGCTCTTACTGCTAATAGTCCTGGTGGCACAGCATATTATCCCGTATTTACTAATCAAACTTCTGTTGGAACATTAAATAATCTTAATGTATCATCAACTAAACTCACATTTAATGATTCTACAGGAACTTTATCAGCAACAATATTCACATCGCTATCTGACGAAACTCAAAAAACTAACATAACTCCAATTGTAAATGCTCTTGATTTAGTAATGCAAATGAATGGAGTTAGATATGACTGGGTAGATGGACACAATACAGGTTCTATTGGTGTTCTTGCACAAGAAATGGAAAAAATTATTCCTGAAGTTGTAAGTACTAATGATAAAGGACTGAAAACAGTATCTTATGGAAACCTTGTTGGTGTTCTTATTGAAGCAATTAAAGAGCAGCAAATTTGCATTAAAGAGATGGAGAAAAAGATAAATGCCTAACCAGTTTTTATCGCCGGAGGGAGATTTAGAAGATTATTTTGTAGATGAGTATTGGTTGATAGATCAGTATGTTGGTGATACTTTATGGACTTGGGGGCAAAATGGGTATGGACAATTAGGAATTAATTCTTTTGGTACAGCAACTCTAAGAAGTACTCCAAATACAACATTTGGAGGAGGAAGCAACTGGAAGCAAGTTGCTTGTGGATATCACACTGCAGCAATTAAAATTGACGGAACCTTGTGGACTTGGGGGCGTAATTCTTATGGGCAATTAGGAATTAATAATACAACAAGCCCAATATGTACTCCAGTCCAAGAATTTTACGGAGGAACTAATTGGAAACAAGTTGCTTGCGGATGGAATCACACAGCAGCAATAAAAACTGATGGAACTTTGTGGTGCTGGGGATGGAATGCTTATGGGCAACTCGGACTTAATAATACATCAAGCCCAATACGTTATCCAGTTCAAGAATTTTTAGGAGGAACCAATTGGAAACAAGTTGTTTGTGGATTTGGTTACACTACAGCAATTAAAACTGACGGAACTTTATGGTCGTGGGGAAATAATGTTTACGGACAACTAGGAGACAATACAAAAACCCAAAGAGTTACTCCAATCCAAGAATTTACACTAGGAACTAGCTGGAAACAAATTGCTTGTGGTTTTTATCACACAGTAGCAATCAAAAGTGACGGAACATTGTGGTCTTGGGGATTAAGTTCTGATGGACAATTAGGATATAATTCATCAAATCAAAAATGTACTCCAGTTCAAGAATTTTACGGAGGAACTAATTGGAAACAAGTTGCTGGAGGACAATATCATACAGCAGCAATTAAAACTGATGGAACTTTGTGGTGTTGGGGAAAAAATGATGATGGACAACTAGGAGACAATACACAAGTTCAAAAAAATACTCCAGTTCAAACATTTTTAGGTGGATCAAATTGGAAACAAGTTGCTGGCGGATTTTATCATACAGTAGCAATTAGAACTAATGGAACTTTATGGGGGTGGGGACGTAATACTTCAGGAGAACTTGGACTTAATAATACAACAAGTCCAATATCTTCACCAACTCAAATATATGGAGCAGCAACCAATTGGAAACAAGTTTCTGGTGCATTTCATACTGCAGCAGTTACATCAGGCACCGATCCCACTCACTTTATCTCATAAATAATTAAAAAATTATATGTACGCACTTATTAATGGTCAAGAATTACTATTAGGACCAATTTTATTTAATTTTCGAATGATTAATTCTGTTTTGGAAGAAGAACTTGAAGTGGAGTTTAGAGTAACTCCACAGGATTATCAAAATGTTCCTATTGTTTTTACAGAAAATATAAAAATTCTTCCAGCAATAAATGATATTCCAACATACGATTCAAGATTTCAAACAGTAGCACAAACAAGCCACACAATTTCTGCTACTGAAGTAATTTTTAATTACACGATTTCTAATAAATCTTTAGAGCAAATTAAAACGGAGCGCAAGGCAGAAGTAGCACCAGAAAGATGGAATAAAGAAAATACTACAGTTACTCTTACTTTATATAATAAAGAAGTTACAGTATCAACTAGTAGAGAAAATAGGCTTGCAATAGTATCTAAAGTAGTTTCTGATGGTGGTATGCATAATTTTAAATTTAATGATAATACGTGGTTAGAAATTTCTTCAGCTGATTTGGTAACTATTTTAAATGCAATTGACAATGTAGTTCAGGCAGCATTTGATTGGGAATATGCAAAATTAGCAGAGATTGATGCTTGTGTAGATGGCGAAGCAGTTTATGCTGTTGTGATAGTTCCACCAAAAGAAATACCACCAATTTAGAATGCCTAATCCTATTACAAATTTTAAAGATTCTTTTGGTACTGATTTAGGTAATAAACTTATTACCAAGGAATATCTAATGTCTGTGTATCCACAGATTGCTAATCAATTAATTACACCAGAACTTTGGGTTTGGGGGTTTAATGCTCTGGGACAACTAGGAATTAATAATACAACAACTCCAATATGTACTCCAGTCACTACATTTCTTGGCGGAGCAAATTGGAAACAAGTTTCTTGCGGAACTAATCATACGGCAGCAATTAAGACAGATGGAACTTTATGGTGTTGGGGGCAAAACAATGTAGGACAGCTAGGAAATAACACAACAACTATTAGATGCACTCCAGTCCAAGAATTTTACGGAGGAACTAATTGGAAACAAGTTGCTTGTGGCAATAGTCACACAGCAGCAATTAAGACAGACGGAACTTTATGGGTTTGGGGTTATAATGGTTTTGGACAACTGGGAATTAATAATACAACAACTCCAATATGTACTCCAGTCCAAGAATTTTACGGAGGAACTAATTGGAAACAAGTTGAGTGCGGAGAGTATCATACAGCAGCAATAAAAAATGACGGAACCTTGTGGACTTGGGGATATAATAATAATGGACAACTAGGAGACAATACAACAACCAATAGACTTACTCCAGTTACAACATTTGACGGAGGAACTAATTGGAAACAAATTTCTTGTGGTTTTAGACACACGGCAGCAATTAAAACTGATGGAACTTTGTGGTCTTGGGGAAGAAATGATACTGGACAATTGGGAAACAATAATACAGGAAGCCCTAGTTGCACTCCAGTTACAATATTTGGGGGAGGAACTAATTGGAAACAAGTTGAGTGTGGAGGTGATCATACAGCAGCAATTAAAAAAGATGGAACTTTGTGGTCTTGGGGGTATAATTTTTATGGACAACTAGGAGACAATACAACAACTTCAATATGTACTCCAGTCACCACATTTGGAGGAGGAACCAATTGGAAACAAGTTTCTGGCGGATTTTATCATACAGCAACAATCAAGACTGATGGAACTTTATGGACTTGGGGACGTAATGCTAATGGACAATTAGGAATTAATAATACAACAACTTCAATATGCACACCAGTCACAACATTTGCAGGAGGAACCAACTGGAAACAAGTTGCTAGTGGAGGTTATCATACAACAGCAATCAAAACATCAGACAATTTACTAAGCATCTAAATACTTAAAATACATTATTATTACTGAATGAACCCTCTTGAGCTGGTTGCAAAAACCTTACATTCTTTTAATGAGCACGAATTAACATTTGATTTACTAGATGCCTTTGGTAAAAGAGCACAAGTATTTCAACAATATGATGAAATAGCAAAATGTTTTTTTGAACTAAGAAATTTTTCCAAAGCAATTGAGTATGGAGAAAAATCACTAAAATTAGCACAGACAAAAGAAGAAAAATATACAACGGCAAAGAACCTGATTAATGCTTATAATCAGTCAAATTATCCAGAGAAATCAATCACACAGATTGAAAATTGTAAAAAACAAAACCCATTAGATGCTGAACTTCTATTAGAAGAAACATTTGCATACTCTGCTCTTAATCAAAAGGAGAAATCAGAAAAACTTTTATTTAATCTTATTCAAAGAAAACTACCAGAAGAAATTGAAAGAAAAGCATTTCATAATCTATCAGGACATTATTTTAGAAAAGATGATATTCATACAGGACTTCAACATTTTCTTAAAACAGGGGAAGTAGAGGCATATAAAAATAAAAAACTGCCCAACTTTGAGAAATGGGACGGAACCATCACACCAGGAAGAACCATTATCATTGATAATGAATGTGGCGCTGGTGATGAGGTAGTTCATATCAGATTTATGAAACATCTCAAAGAACTTGGCATGAAACCTATTTGGAGTTCAACTAGAAAAGAACTGGTAGAACTTTTCAAGTATAATGGTTATGATGCTGTTTGCATTTATGATAAGCCAGAGTTTCCAAAGGATGCTTGTTGGGTTTATGGACTAGCACTTCCTTATTATCTTAATTTAGAACTCAAAAATTTGGGAACTGAACCTTATCTACAAACACTTCCCCAGTATGATAAGAAGTGGGAATGGATGAGAGAAGATACTGGTTATAAAATTGGAATGTTCTGGGCATCTAGTTCTGGATTTGAGCAAAATAATTTTAGAAGTCTAGAACTAAAAGACTATATGAGTGTTCTCGAAGATAAAGGACATTCATTGTATTCATTGCAAACTTATACTGATAATAAAGATGCTGATAAATATCCAGAAATTAAACAATCATTATCGGTTCAAGGAAGAGAGTTTGCCGATACATTTTCTATTATTAAAAACCTAGATATGGTTGTGACTTCTTGTAGTTTTGTAGCTCATGTAGCAGCATCACTAGGTAAACAAGTTTGTGTTTTTGTTCCGATTATGGAATATTATGTGTGGACAAGTTTTACTGGAAAGTGTATGTGGTATGGAGACAATGTTCATTTGTTCCGGCAAAAGAAACCAAGAACTTGGGATACTCCCATTAAAAAATTTGGAGAGTTTATAAATGAGACCTTGTGATGATTGTACTGCCTGCTGTACTTGGTTAACAGGAAGTGCCTATGGTTATGAGTTTGGTGAAGGAAAGTCCTGTAAGTTTTTATGTAAAACTGGATGTGATATTCATAAAGCACGACCAAAGGTTTGTGAGGGATACTTCTGTGCTTGGTCACAAGAATTATTGCCAGAAGAAATGAGACCTGATAAATGTGGAGTTCTTGCTTCAGTAGAAAATAATGAGGCTGGTCAGTATTTAAGATTAACTTTGATTGGCGGCAAGATAAATATAGATATATTGGAATATTTTAAGGGGTGGAGCAGTAAAATGAACACTCTGGTTTTGTATTTAAACAATAATATCTGGGAAGTTCTATAATGCCTACTTTTTACAATTACACAGAAAATGGATTAGTATATTCTTTTGATGATGTTTTTGTGCCTGTTGATGCTTTTAGAGAAGGAAACACATTTGGCTGGGGGCAGAATATTTATGGACAAATAGGAAACAATAACACAACATCTCCAATACTTAATCCAGTCCCCCCATTTACAGGAGGAGCCAATTGGAAACAAGTTGCTTGTAAATATCACACCGCAGCAATTAAAACTGACGGAACCTTATGGACTTGGGGGCGCAATATTTATGGACAACTAGGAGACAACACAGCAACCCAAAGATGGACTCCAGTTACAACATTTGCAGGAGGAACCAACTGGAAACAAGTTGCTTGTGGAACTTCGCATACTGCAGCAATCAAAACGGATGGAACCTTATGGACTTGGGGATATAATCTTACCAGACAATTGGGGGACAACACAGGAACCACTAGAAGCACTCCAGTTACAACATTTGGTGGAGGAACTAACTGGAAGCAAGTTGCTTGTGGTAATGAGCATACATCAGCAATCAAGACAAATGGAACTTTATGGTCTTGGGGAAATAATGTTTACGGACAACTCGGCCTTAATAATACAACAAGTCCAATATCTTCACCAACTCAAATATATGGAGGAGGAACCGATTGGAAACAAGTTTCTTGCGGATATGCTCACACAGCAGCAATAAAAACTGATGGAACTTTGTGGTGTTGGGGATCAAATGGTTATAGACAATCGGGATATTTTGATAATTTAGAAGTACCAAGTCTTTCAATTCCTTGGTCTGTGGGAGGAACCGATTGGAAACAAGTTGCTTGTGGATTTTATCACACGGCAGCAATTAAGACAGATGGAACTTTGTGGTCTTGGGGAAGAAATGATAATGGGCAATTGGGAATTAATAACACTCTTGCACAATTTATAGTCCAAGAATTTTTTGGCGGAACTAATTGGAAACAGGTTGCTGGCGGGCAATTTTATACAGCAGCAATTAAGACAGACGGAACTTTATGGACTTGGGGGAATAACGATGCAGGACAGCTAGGAGACAATACCCAAGTTCAAAAAAATACTCCAGTTCAAACATCTTTAGGAGGAAGCAATTGGAAACAAGTTGCTTGTGGTGTTTCACACACGGCAGCGGTCACATACATAGATGATTTTTCTGTTCCAGAATTCTTTTGGTTACGTGGTGAGCAGGATTTTGGTAGTCAACTTAATGGTGCGGGGGGGAGTTACTCGGCGGGAATTTTTACAAGCGGAAATATTATTGCAACATCATCAGGAAGTACTTCTCTATCATTTACCTTTACTGAAAATGATTTAGGCAATATTCAAAGTAATACAAGCTATATTAAACTTTATAAAAATAGTTCTCTAATTTTTACATTTAGAAGAAATCAAGGATTAACAAGTACCTATTCTGTTTCATATAATACTAATGATATTTTTTATTTTGAAACAGAATTATATGTAAATAATAGTCTTACTAATCCAGGAATAGGTACTATAGAAGTAAATACAAGATTTAGGTTAGTTTACGCTTATACAATGTCATCAAGTTTAGATTAAATAATTTTATATAGTTTATAATACAATACCAAAACATGAAAACATTATTCTTTCTTTCTGGTCTTCCCAGATCAGGTTCTACATTACTTGGTTCAATTCTTTCACAACATCCAGAACTACAAGCAACTCCAACATCACCACTTGCAGATTTACTGTGTTGGATTGATGAGGGGTTTTCTAAACTTGATATTCAATATACTTACGACAAACAACAGATACAATACAATACATACAATTCTATTTTAGAAAATTTTTATAATCATATAGACAAACCATGTGTTCTGGATAAACATAGAGGTTGGTGCAAAAATGTTTTGTCTATTAAAAAATTTCTCAATCAAACGCCAAAAATTATAGCAACCAATAGAAGAGTGAGTGAAGTTCTTGCTTCTTATATTCTTCTCATTCAAAAAAATAATAAGGTAGATAATTTTGTAGATGCTCATTTAAGAAGAGAAGGAAAAGAAATTAATACTGATAATCGTATTGAATGTCTTTGGAAAAATTATGTTTGTGACCCTTATGAAAGTTTAGTCTATGGATTAACACACAACAGACAAAATATTCATTTGATAGATTATAATAATCTTACACAAAAACCAGAAAAAGAACTGAACAAAATTTATGATTTTCTAGAGCTGGAAACTCACGCCCATAATTTTTCAGGTATTTTAAATACTTGCAAGGAAGACAAGGATCATGAATGGGGAATTGATAATCTTCATCAAATAAGGCCAAAACTTGAAAGAACTTCCCCACCTCCAGAAGAAGTGATTGGTGAAGAAAACACCAAATTTTATGATAAATTTAATATAGAATTTGAGTATTTCTAAGGCGCTGTATGCCCCCCAGAATAGGTTAAAGTTCTATTGAGTAGATTTCCTTTACCAATTCATTGCATGGCCTTGTACGGCCACAGAGACACGTATTAGGCCGTGTATAAACACTGTATCAATTGGAGATATTTATGAAAATTACAATCCCTGTATCAGTTGGTGAATTATTAGATAAAATTTCAATTCTTGAAATTAAATTGATGTTTACCGATAATGAATATGTTACTAAAGAACTCAATGATTTAAATCAAATTAAAAATACAATAACTTCATATACTATGGAGTATATGGAAGAGTTGCGAGAAGTAAATAAAAAACTTTGGAAGATAGAAGATAAGTTAAGAAAACTAGAAAAAGAAAAAAAATTTGATGAAGAATTTATAGAACTTGCTAGAAGTGTTTATATTACTAATGATAGAAGAGCAGAAATAAAGAAAAAAATTAATGAAGAAACAAGATCATCATACAAAGAAATAAAATTTTATGCTAATTAAGCCGATTTGATACGCAAATAAATAGTTGAAATGATTCTTTGATTTACTTATGAGTGAAACTTTTGTCAAGTGTGCATTGGAAAATAATGGCTCTATTGCTCCTTTATTAATTCCTTCCCAAGATTTAATTGGACCAGGACTTACAAATCCTTCAGTAATTGTTATTAATAACAAAATATTTGTAAATTTGAGAAATGTAAATTATACTTTATATCACTCAGAATTAAATACATTTGAACATATGTGGGGACCCCTATCATATATTCATCCAGAAAATGATATACATTTGAGAACTACAAATTATATTGCTGAATTGGATGATAATCTAAACATGATTTATTATTCAAAAATAGATACCTCTCAGTTTGACACCTACGAACCTAAGTGGGATTTTGTAGGGTTGGAAGATTGTCGATTAGTAAAATGGAAAGAAAAAGTTTATATTTGTGGTGTCCGAAGAGATTTGGACAATACAGGAACGGGAAGAATGGAGCTTTCGGAGATTGTATTTGACGGAAAACAAGTTAAAGAAATTTCAAGATATAGAATTCCTGGACCGCCCCCAGATGACGAATATTGTGTAAAAAATTGTACCCCGATTGAGGATAAACCATTTCATTTGCTTAAATGGACAAACCCAACAGCAATAATTAAATTTGATCCAGATGGTAAAGATAGTGAAGTTTTTCAAACAACTGAATATGTTGCAATGAAAAATGATATGAGAGGTGGTTCTCAAGTTATTAATTGGAACGATGGTTATTTAACTTTAATTCACGAAACATCTTTGTATAATTCCGAACAAGGAAGAAAAAATGCAACATATAGACATCGGTTTGTTTATTGGGATAAAAATTTTGAAAATCAAAAATTTTCTAAACTATTTTCTTTTTTAAATGCAAAAATTGAATTCTGTTGTGGTATGGCAAAATATAAAAATGATGTATTGATTACATTTGGACTTCAGGATAACGCAGCATATATTTTAAAAGTTTCTCAAAAATTTGTGGAGGATTTTATCAATGAATGAATTAATTAATTTTTCTTTAGATACAGAAAATGCAGAAAAAAATTATGCTCTTGCAAAATGGTATGATGATCAAGGACACACTGCTCCAGCACTCACATATTACTTGAGATCTGCAGAGAGATCTGATGATAAAGATTTAGCATATCTATCTTTGCTTAAAGGATATCATTGTTATAATTCACAAGGATCAAGAGATCATTCTGCTAAAATTTTAATACAAAATGCTATTGCATTTTACCCAAAAAGACCAGAAGCATATTTTTTATTATCTCAATTTTACGAAAAACAAAAAAACTGGCAAGACTCATACATTTATGCAAGTATTGGATTAGAAAATTGTGATTTTAATTTGCTCCCGCTACAAGATGATGTTGGATTTCCTGGAAAATATGGTTTAATTTTTCAAAAAGCAATTTGCGGATATTGGTGGGGCAAGGGCCAAGAATCAAGAATTTTATTTCAAGATCTTATTAATAATTACCAAATGGAAAAAATATATTATGATCAAGTTGTTTTAAACATTACAACATTAGGTTCCGGCCCAAAAGAAATTGTGTTTAGACAATACACGAAAGAAAATTTAAATAAACTTAAATTTAAATTTGATGGTTGTGAGAATATACAAGAAAATTATTCTCAAGTCTATCAAGATATGTTTGCTCTTTTTATGCACAATGGTAAACAAAATGGAACATATTTGGAAGTTGGTAGTGGAGATCCATTTTGGTTAAATAACACATATTTGTTAGAATCAGAATTTAAATGGAAAGGTATTGGTATTGAATACAATCAAGATTTGTGTAATGAGCACAGTAAGTACAGAAAAAATCCAGTATTGTGCATGGATGCACATCAAGTAGATTTTAAAAATTTACTAGATACTAATTTTACATTCAAAGAAATTGATTATTTGCAATTAGATTGCGAACCATCAGAATCTACTTATAGAGTATTAGAATCTCTACCACTAGATGAATACAAATTTGCTGTAATTACATATGAACATGATTACTATGTCGATATATCAAGAATTTATAGGGATAAATCTAGAGAGTATTTAAAATCTAAGGGGTATGAATTAGTTATTGCAAATGTTTCTCCAACATCCTGGAGTTCTTTTGAGGACTGGTGGGTTCATCCAGATTTAATTTCTAAAGATAGAATTGATGCAATAAAAAATATTGAAGATTCAGTAAAAAAAATAGATGATTATATGTTAAGTGAATACCATGATAAGCACGAGACAAAAATAAAACATGATGAAAAATATAATAAGTGGGGTTGGTAATTTTGTGAGCAATATTTGTAAAAAAATTAACAATTACATCCTTAATAAATAATTGCATAGTTATGTTTTTATAATACTATGGATCCCGTTACATTAAAAGAAAATTTCACGACGCAAATTAAAACGCTAGATGAACAGATTAAAAAATTAGAAGATGAGCGTGAAAAAGCCAAAGAATACAAGCTCAAGCTTTTGGGTGGTCTAGAAACTTTAGAACTTCTCAGTCAAGAAGCATCTATTACTGACGCAGTTATTCCCGAAGAAGTTGTGACGGAAGAATCTCCTCCAACAAGATCTACAACGGGAAGATCTACAACTAAAAAATAACCACAAATTCCCTTCTTATAAATACATAAGAAGGGTTTTTTTGTGGCATGGCAGCTATTCCAATTAATTTTAAAATTGAAAGGGGAGTAGATTTTTATGCTTCTCTTACATTAAACAATGAATATAATCAACCGGTAAATTTAAATTCTTATAGTGTAGTTGCAAGATATAGCAACAGTTATGTTAGTTCATCAAAATATAATTTTATAGTCAATGTTATAAATGCTACTGCGGGAATTATTGAAATTAAATTAACTTCCACACAAACCTCAGCTTTAAAATTACCTAGATATGTTTATGATGTGGTAATTACTTCTCCGGTTAATACTGGAGGAATAAAAACCAGAGTTATAGAAGGAATATTAGAAATTTCTCCAGGCATTTCCTAATGGAATACACAGTAAATTCTCATGATGTAAAAGTAAGAACAAAACAAGATCAACATATATTTTCGGTTACTGTAAATACAACACCAACAATAAAATTTGATCAAATTCAAGATGTGGATGTATCAAATATTCAAAATAATCAAGTAATAATGTATGATCAAGCAACACAAAGATATAAATTTGTTAATCCTTCTGAAGTATTAGATAGAGCAGACGATGTAGATAATAATGCTATTGATTTTGGTTCTTATTGAGTAGTGCTGGGAGGATCTCAGTCACAAATTTTTTTATGCTATGTCTAAAATAGTTTCATTTAGATCTAGAAAATGCTCATCACAAATTCTTTGAGTTTCTAAGTCATACTCCAAGATAAGACAATATGCTGGATTTTTTTGGTATCCACTTTTTGAAATTTTTTTAGAAAGTGCTATGAATAATTTTCCATCAATTTTTTTCATTCCTCTCAAAAAAAATCTATTAAAATCTGTATGAAGATGAAAGAATTGATTTTTTTTACTTTCAAATGAATGACGCATTAATTTTCCAGTTTGACTAGAAATAGAATATAAGTGGTCTTTATATATTACAAGATTATGATTACAAATACCAACATCTTTTATTTTATTTTTGAATTGAAAATTATTTAAATTAAGTTCTAATATTTCACTATGACCACCGTTATGTAAAAGTAAGAACAAACTATCTTGATATTTTAAAATTGAATTAAAATGAAGTTTATCTTTCTCATAAGAATTTTTTGGGGAATTTATATCATCAACAAGTTCAAAATTTTCAAGCATCAAATATTTATTCTGTTTTGTGTTTAAATCATAAATTCCAAGACTATCAGTTGCGGTATTGCAAATAAATAGGATTTCTTCGTGTTTAAATATTTGATGAGTATTCACAAAACACTTTACATTATCAAGCAATCCTTTGTATGAATAAGTCTTAGCATCAAAATGTCCAATTTTTGAATTAGATGCAATAAAAATATCATTACAATCTCTATAAATTCCAAATGGTCTATAGGTAGGTCTTCCCTTGTTTTCAGAAGAGAGATCATTTAGATCTTCTATTCTTTCTTTATCAAAAATAATTTTTTTTTCTTTTATATTATAAACAAGAAATGAAGAATCTTGTTTTGAGGTTGTGATAATAATATCACTGTTCATATACATCCTCGGCAGTCAATATTTTGAAAACACAAGCATATCTATTCTCTAAACAAGTTTTTGATATAATTCCTGCAGAATGTGGAATATTTTTATTAAACACTACAACTCTATTTTGTTTAGGAATAACTGAATGAATGATTTCATTTTCATATTCAGTTTCATCATCATTTGGTAGATTTGCTTTTTTTGTAAATTTTGTATAAAAATTTGTCTGTCCGCCCCAAGATATTTTCCATTTACCAGAAAGATATAAAATTGCAGATAATCCTAAAGTAGATTCTTTATCATCTACATGTATTCTATCTTCATCCCCAAATCTAGATACATTAATATAAGCACGTTTAAGTCTATAGTCTTTTACTGGTAATAATTCCTTTGTTTTTTCCCAAAGGGACTTGAGAGTTTTGTTTTTAATTTCCTTATCTCCTTGATCCTCATTATAAAAAGACCAGTTATATTTCAATCCAACAGACTCCGTTCCCATAAAATTATAATGACTAGTATAATTAGAAGTTTTTACTAACATTTGGGATTCATGAATTAGTTCTTCATCATAAAATCCATCATGTACTTTTAAGTATTTTTTAGTCATACTTTAAAATTAATCCGCATTGCCGCCACCAGTAAGGTTGTAAACATGACCAAACAAGTTAAATGAGTTCGGAGAGTTTCCAGTAACCGAGGTTGAACCTTCCTCATTATCATATGAACTTGTATCCTGAACATAACTTCTAAATTGCATTGAAGATGATCCAAATGTAAATGTTATATTGGCAGCAAAGAAATTTCCAGTCCAAGTTGTATTTAAAGATCCCCCTTGATAATATGACAGAGTGGAGATCGATTGTGCTGGCGCTAGGTTCGGCCCATCTGGAGATTCATTTACTTGTACATTAAAAGATTGTGGACTTCTGGCAGCACCGGGAATTACTATGTATCCATTAAAAGTATCTGAAATAACACTGGTACTAGATGCATTTCTGAAACCAAAAACATAAACAACAAATCCAGGAAAGGCGGGAGCACTTTTCCCATAAAAATCATAAAGACTTATAGTGCCACTTGCAGGAACACCAGAAGCAACTCCATAATACTCATTAATTCCAATAGGATTTGACCCCCCAAATTCGACTTGAACATCATAAAGACTAATTGCACCAGAGGATTGAAGAGTCATTTAAATCAGTTCCAAGGAAAGTTTGGAGCATGTACTACAGATCTATTGTGCTCAATTTGATCCCATAGTCTCTTATTCAGTTTTTCGTGATCGGTGTTCTCATCTAACCAATCAATAATATTCTGTTCTGTTAGTTGCTCATAGGGAACAAATCCTTCGGCATTTACTGGAACTTCCAGAGGAATAGTAGAACAGATTGAGGTTGGAGTATTATTTGTAGGGTCTACTGCAGTTCTAGTCCATGTAATACTATAGATTACATTTTCAAGATTTTCAGTATTCTTTTTGAGAAAATTTTCAATTCTCCAAGAGTATTTAAAGTTTTCCATAGTTATTAAATAGTATGTTATTATTTATGTAGATATTTTTAACTTGAGTTCTTCAATTTCGGATTTAAGTTCTTTGATTGCTTCAATTAGTAGCGGAACGAGTTTATCATAATGAACAGTTTTATAATTCTCCCCGCTCTTTGAATACTCGTTCCCATCTTCATCTTGTGCAATATCAAATGGAGCAGAAACTACGATTTGAGGGAGGACTTTTTCTACGTCTTGAGCAATTACCCCGACTTGTTCTTTTTTATCAGTGTATCCGTATTGTTCTGCAACTTTGTTACTATTAAATGTAACTCCTCTTAATGTAAGAAGTTTTGAAAGAGCACTCGTAATTGGTTTTATGTTTTCTTTTAATCTTTCATCAGAATAATATGCAGTTACATTATTGGTTGCACGAATTTCACCTGTAGTTCCAGAAGGAGCAGTACCTACACCGAATGAATTGACCTGATAATTATTGCCAGTAGTAAGAGCACCAGCAGTAGTAGCAGTTACAGCATTACCTGTGCAAGAAGCAGAAGAACCAGTAACACTAATACCCCAAGAACCTGACGCACCTGTTCCTGTGAGTGTTGGGGAATAAGAATTATAATTTCCTGCATGAAGTGCCTGATTGCCATTTAAAAATACCGAAGACGGCATTCTTACAGCACCACCACTAGATCCATCAACTGTATTAACATAAATATCTGCCCAGGCATTCAGAGCATTATTGTGAGCAAATACACCGGCAATAGATCCGTAAGTACCAAGGAATGCAGCCTTATCACTTGTAGCATTTTTGGAAAGAATTCTACCGTACCAAGTAGAAGAATTGCCATCATTTTGATTTACGATTGCCTGGTCTGCACCTGCCTGAACTGTGGTGGTAATTGGAATGACACCAAAACTCAAGTTATTAAGAGATGCATTCAGTGTATAGAAAGATGAGTCAAGATATAGTTTAGTAGTAGAATATGCCCTTGCAACTCTTCTGACTAATGTGTTATTTTTGAAATAGGATATGTTGGTTCCATCATAAATGATAGTCAATACATCAGTTGCAACATATGTTCCAGAATAGTTTACATCAACATTACTTTCATAAATGCGTAAAGTTCCATCCCCTACAAAATAGAAAGAATAGTCTAAACTTGAATAACTTGCATCAGTTGTTGGGTCGGAGTTGAGACCCCACATAATCCAACCATTTGTTTGTGCAGCAGAACAAGACACAAATACATTAGTGGTATATCCTTCAGTAGAATAAATTTGAGAATCCCATACTGAATTGGTTCCACTAGTTTTTGTGAAAGTTCCTGGAGATGTAAATGAAGGTGTTATGTTTGTAAGGTTTGGAGTCCAGGCATTAGATGCCGAATAATTTGTACTATCTAAGACTCTTCTCCATGCTTGCCAAGTTCCATTATTCTTACCACGAATTGCAATCTGTCCTGTACGGAAATCTCCATGTATTTGATGAATCCAAGAACTTGAATATGCCGATGAATATAATCCACCATCACTTTGTCCAAATAGAGATACGCTACTATCATATCCAATTTGGTTTTGAGTTACACTATCAGGATTTATTGCTGCTGCTGAACTATTAAGGGTAAGACCAGTTAAGTTAGATGCAGTAGTAGCAGTAGCAGCGTTACCAGTACAAGAAGCAGAAGAACCAGTAACATTAATACCCCAAGAACCTGATGCACCTGTTCCTGTGAGTGTTGGGGCGTAGGAATTATAGTTATCACTTGCTAATAAAGTCTTCCAGGAAGTCCAAGAATTTCCTGAAGAAACATCATAATTACCAAATCTAACCTGAAGACCTGTTCCACCATAAGTTGGAGAATAAGGTACATAAAGTTGTAACGAACCTCCACCTCCAGAATAGGTGTTCATGGTCATTACAGACCCATAATTTTGGAATCCATTTGATGCCTGAACAAATGAACATGTTATACCGGAACTGAAACTTGTTGGTAATGTGGATGCAGTCCAAACATAGTTGCCAAGAGCACTTAAGAGTGGTGAAGATGTTGCAGTAGCAGCATTACCAGTACAAGAAGCAGAAGAACCAGTAACGCTAATGCCCCAAGATCCTGATGCTCCTGTTCCTGTCAATGACGGGGAATAATCAGTATAATTGCCAGAATGTAAAAGAGTGTACCAAGAGTTCCAGGTGGAATCAATACCTTTTCTAATATTTAATTTGGGAATGCCCCCCCCATTAGTAGCAGTAGATCCAAATGCTAATTGATAACTTGCGTCTCCTGTTGATGCAGTAGTTCCTGTCCATGGAGCATAGGTCATTACTCCAGCATAATTTCCACCAGTGCCTGCTGAACTAGCAGAAGAAAAGTCAAATCTTACTGACTGAGGAGTAGTTGTTGGTAACTTAGTACCGGAATTTCTATCTCCATCTGGAGATGATACATAAGTAGCGTAAGTAGAAGTTGCAGAATTACCAGAACAAGAACCCGAAGAACCAGAGCAGTTACCGGTTAAATTAGCAGTAATAGTTCCAGCACTAAAATTGCCAGAAGCATCTCTAGCAACTACTGTAGATGCTGTATTAGCGTTAGTTGCATTAATTGTAACCGTGAACGTTGCTGCAGCAGAACCATTATATGTTGTGGAACCAGATAAACCAGTTCCAGAAACATTCATGGTAAGAGTATTTAAATTTGCACCTAAAGCAATACCAGAAATTGTGGAGTTAGTTAGAGAAGCATTGGCAATGTTGGATAAAGTATTGTTAGCGCCACTAATTGTTTTGTTGCTTAATGTTTGAGTATCTGATGTACCAACAACCACTCCTGAAGGTAATGTTTTACCGAGAACTTGAGATGCAGAAAGAACTGTTGTGCCAGCAATCGCATAAACCTTACCAGTAACAAGATTAAAATCTTCTGAAGAAGTCCATGCACCAGTAGCACTTAACCAGTTTATCGTTTTATCTGTAGCGCCTTTTAAAGTAATACCGCCACCATTTGCAGTTGTGTTGGTTGGTGATGCAATAGAACCAAGCTCAATATTTATATCATCTACAGTTACTGTAGTTGAATTAATTGTTGTAGTTGTACCGTTAACAGTTAAATCACCACTCACAGTTAATGCGGCAGCAGTAATTGTACCAGCACTAAAATTACCTGATGCGTCACGAGCAACAATTGTTGATGCTGTGTTGGCACTGGTTGCAGTAGTAGCACTATTAGATACTTTTCCTGTAGTTGATATAGTTGCTAATTTAGTATCTGCAATAGCAGCGGATGCATTAATGTCGGCATCAACAATAACTCCGGCAGCAATTGAAGTTGCGTTACCAATAGAAGTTACGTCACCAGTTAAGTTAGCATTAGTAGTTACTGTGGCAGCATTACCAGTACAAGAACCAGAAGAACCGGTAACATTACCTGTTACGTTGCCAGTAAGTGCAGCAGTAATAGTACCAGCACTAAAATTACCAGAAGCATCTCTAGCAACTATTGCTGACGCCGTATTAGCGTTGGTTGCGTTTGAAGTTACTGTAAAGGTTGAAGCGCCAGATTGATTTGCCGTAAACGTTGCTGATCCAGAAAGACCTGTTCCAGAAACCGCCATAGTCAAAGTTCCGTTTCCTAAATCTGAAGTTAACGCAACAGTGCCAGTGCTAGCTGGAAGAGTAATGGTATTAGTACCTGCAACCGCAGTTGGTTGTAATGTGATTGTTCCTGAAGTAGATCCAGGCATCGCAACACTTGAAATTCCCGTTAGAGCTTGGTTTGCAGATGCTCTATTAAGAAGAATTGCTGTAGTACCAACATAGGCAGTTGAGTTACCTAATACTGCTGAAGGTATTGTTCCAGAAAGATTTCCTGCAGGAAGACTTGTTAAATTAGCACCAGAACCGCTAAATCCAGTTGCTAATAATACTCCAGTTGATGGGTTGAATGTAAGTTTTGTAGAAGAAACATTAACAGTGGTACTGGTTCCAGAAGTTATGTCTTCAAATATAGGATATCTTACGGCATTTGTACTAGTATCATCACTTACTGTTACACTACTACCACTAGTAACAGTTGCCCAAGTATTATCACCTCGTAGATATGTTGTAGCATCAGCAGTACCTGTACCTAATCTTGCGGTTGGTACAGTACCAGAACCAAGATTTGATGCATTTAAAGATGTTAAGTTAGCACCAGATACAGCACCAAAAGAACCAGACCAAGTACCAGAAGTTACAGTACCAGTTGTTGTTAAACTACTAGAACCGGCTAAAGGTGATGCACCAACTGTGTTGTATGAAATTATTCTTGCGGCGGATCCATTAAAAGTTGTTCCGCTGGCATCTCCAGCACCACCATTATTGAAGGTTACTGAGTTTGCTACGGAAGCAGAAGAACCGGTAACATTACCTCCGGTTGTAATATTAGTACCCGAAACTGTTCCTGTAACAGAAAGAGCCCCAAGCCCACTCAGGGTTGCAATGTTTGTGGTTCCTGCATACCATTTGAATGATTGTGATGAACTTGGAACAGAAGACCATATAGCAGTAGCTTCCACACCAAATGCAAAATCAACTTCAGATGCGGGAGTACCAGTTGGATATAATATAATCTTGGTTCCAACACTTCTTGTAGCGCCAGTCGCACCAACAATAGCAGGAGCAGCAACACCATTTGTATTAAAATCAATTCGGTTTCCAGTTGCACCATTCAGGTAGATTTGACCTCCACCAGTTGTTGTGGAGTTTGCTAATGTTGAAATCAGTTGACCTGTTATCGTGTCTCCTGCTTTCAGCACATTAAGTGAAGCAGCACCGGTTAATGAAGCAGTAATAGTTCCAGCACTGAAGTTACCAGAAGCATCTCTAGCAACTACTGTAGATGCTGTGTTAGCGTTGGTTGCATTAATTGTAACCGTAAACGTTGCTGCACCAGAACCATTAAAAGTTGTGGATCCAGATAATCCAGTTCCAGAAACACCCATTGTAAGGGTAGCTAAGTTTGAACCAAGAGCAACACCAGATATTGTGGAGTTTGCTAGGTTGGCGTTAGTAATACCAGCAGTACCACTTAAATTACTATTGGTAAGACCACTAATAGTGTTAGATCCTGCAGCAATTGTTTTGTTAGTTAATGTTTGAGTATCTGTGGATCCAATAACAACTCCTGAGGGCAATGTTTTACCGAGAACTTGAGATGCAGAAAGAACTGTTGTACCAGCAATTGCATAAATTTTACCAGTAACAAGATTGAAATCTTCTGAAGAAGTCCATGCACCAGTAGCACTTAACCAGTTTAGTGTCTTATCTGTAGTACCTTTTAATGTAATGCCGCCACCATCTGCAGTTGTATCAGTTGGCGATGCAATAGAACCAAGTTCAATATTTTTATCATCTACAGTTACTGTTGTTGAATTAATTGTTGTAGTTGTACCGTTAACCGTTAAATCACCACTAACAGTTAATGCCGCAGCAGTAATAGTACCAGCACTAAAATTACCAGAAGCATCTCTAGCAACAATTGTAGAAGCAGTATTAGCGTTGGTTGCGTTGGAAGTTACTGTAAATGTTGTATTACCCGACTGATTTGCAGTAAAAGACGCAGACCCAGATAGACCTGTGCCAGACACAGCCATAGTCAGGGTTCCGTTTCCTAAATCTGAAGTCAAGGCTACTGTGCCGGTGCTAGCCGGGAGAGTAATAGTGTTAGTACCAGCAACGGCAGTTGGTTGTACTGTAATTGTTCCTGAAGTGGAACCGGGCATAGCAACACTCAAAATACCAGTTAAGGCTTGGTTTGCAGATGCTCTATTAAGAAGAATTGCTGTAGTACCAACATAGGCAGTTGAGTTACCTAATACTGCTGAAGGTATTGTACCACTTAAATTTCCTGCAGTAAGACTTGTTAAGTTAGCACCAGAAACAGCACCAAACGAACCAGACCAAGTACCAGAGGTTACAGTACCAGTTGTGGTTAAACTAGAAGACCCAGCCAGGGGCGAAGCCCCCAAAGTGTTGTATGAAATTGTTTGAACAGCAGAACCGTTAAACGTAGTTCCAGAGGCAGCACCAGCACCACCATTATTAAATGTAACTGCGTTTACTACAGAAGCAGAGGAACCAGTAACATTTCCTCCTGTAGTAATATTAGTACCAGAAACAGTACCAGTAGAAGTTATTTGAGCGGTAGATTGAATACCAGAAGAACTTAATGTTACGACGGAACCTACAACAACACTTGTGTCTATTGTTGCGGTTCCGTAAATTCTTGTGCCAGATTTGAGTTTTGCCATTTTTATGCTTGTGCCTCCGTCCAGGAAAGTCTTGCGAGTACATCAACTGCAGAAGAACCCACGTTTTCTACTACAATAGTAAGAACATCAGGTCCATCAGGATATATTTGAGTATTAGCATTTGCTCCACCCCCACCAAGTATGCAGTTACCCAAATCCCTAACTTTGTCCAAATCAATACTTGATGTACCAGTTACGAAGAAACCAGCAGTAATTTCACCACCAGATAAAGTTGTAGTACCTGCAGCATAATCAGCAATCTGTGCCAAACTGGAATTTTGTCGTCCAGTAACATTACCAACAGCATTTGTCCAAGCAGTTGCTGATGATGGAATTCCATTCAAATATGCTTTTACCAAGAAGTTTGCGCCAGTTGTTTTTGTTGTAAGGTCAAGAGTACGAAGAACCAACTGCATTCTATTGATGAGTTCTCTTGCACCAAATGCTGCAGCAATACCATTATCTACCGATGGTGCAACACGAATTGAGAATAATGCTTTCTGGTTAGCAAGTCCAGGAGTTATATTAGTAAATGCATTTTGTCCATAAGTAAAGACCAATGATTTATCGTCATCAAATCTTCCGTCCATGATTACACTTGTACCCCAGTGAGAGATTGTTGGGCTATAAGTTGGGAATGCAAGTTCAATTGCTATTGGGTCTCCTAGAGTATAAGTAAAGAGTTGTCCTGATGTTGCCCCCATTGGAGCAAAGGCAACTCCCGTTGGATTTCCAGTAATTGCCGCCTGACTGAATGTTAATGTTAATCCACTAATTCCTGATACAAATGTTCCTTCAGGAAATGCTGTAGTATTAACAACTCTTTGACCAATTTGAATTCCGGTAGCTGAGGCAACTGTCCCACTATTTGATCCAATAGCTATAGTAACAGTTACCCCAGTTGCCCCTGCTTGCCCTCTCGTCAATCCAGTAAATGTGTTAGTAGTAATTCCAGTATAATTTACATATTCATAAGTATTAAAATTACGAATACATAATGTTCCAGCACTTGGAAAACCTGAGGTACTTGCAACAGTAAGTGTAGTGCCTCCAGTAGTCAAAGTAGCAGCAAGTTGTGTTTTTGGTGGTTCTGAAGTAGTTTCATACCTAGCAGGTAAGTTACCGCTACGCATATATGCTTCAGTATTTACATTATTATTTGCAAGTTTATGAACATAAATTACATCACCAGTTGTAGCTCTAAATCCCCAACGGATAAATCCAGCACCATACCAAGAATAATCCATATAGAACATTTGCATCTTGGATAAATCAATATTATATCCAGAAGGTCCAGTACCATCGCATTTATCAAGGTTCCAAGATGATTGTGGTATCTTAGTATCTACGGTTTTTGATACAATTGCAAATGAAGCAGTTGTTCCACGATATGCTGGAGATATTGTAAGTGTAGTATCGTCAGCAATATCAACAACACGATAAGATTGTCCACGAATTACAATAAAATCACCAAGATTAAGTTGCTTTGTAAAAAATGTAGGAAATGCTGAATTTGTTTGAGTAATAACAGTAAAATTTTGCGTTGCAGTTACTTTACCAGAAATTTGGAAAGTAGAACTTCTGCGAACCGCATAAAGTGTTTGTCCATCAAATTCAAAGAAAATACCATTTTGTGCATCAAAAGCACCTAATCTATTTGAAGATCCATACCAACCAGTTACAGAGGCATAATAACTTCCAGATGCAGGAGTTGCTGACGGTGTACTAAGTGCAGTATATTGAAATGTATTATACCCAGTAACAGAAGTAATTGCAAATGAACCATTATAAGCACTTTCATTTGCTCCAGAAATTGTAACAGTAGTTCCAGGAATTCCGGGTTGTATATTGTGTTGCTCTTTTGTTTGAACCGTGACAGTTGTTCCAGAAGAAGTAAGAGAATCAATTTGTAAATTTGGTTTGAGAATTGTGCCAGAACTAATTTGAATACCTTTACCAGATTGATAACGAAAATATCTTCTTGTTTGGCGAGTTGTAGATTGATAATTAGAAGTTGCATTACTTGTAAAAATAACTCCGCCATCAAATGGACGGTGTAAAATTTGTCCTTGGGGTCTTACATAAACTAAACCACCAGAAATAGCACCAACTGGAGCAGTTTGTGTATAGATAACAAATTGCGATGCACTATTAATAGTTGCAACTGAAAAAGAACCATTTGGTGGATTGGACGTTGCCGCAGATGTTCCAGTTATTGCAACTTCATTTCCAATTGCTAGACCATGTGGAATAGGTGTAGTAACAGTAACCGCATTACCAGAAGTTGTAATTGTAGGACTACCGCCAATGGAGGCACCAGCATAAGTAGTTCCAGTGTAAATAACTGTTTTATTTGGATCAAAAATATCAGCAAATGAAGTACTGGGATTTAGTGCTCTTGCTGTATATGTAAATGAAGTTGATCCGTTTGAAGTTTCTACGATATAATTACCATTGGCAATATTTAAATAACAATCCTGAACTGTAATTGGAGTTCCAACTGCAGGTGCTCCGCCAGCAGTAGTTGTAACTGTTACTGTTTTAGAACTTGTGGGCAAATTAATTGCTGTAATTCCGTTAATATTTGATGCAGATGGATAGGAAAATGGTCTATTATTAATTGTTACCAAATTTTCCCATTTGGTAATTTGAGTTCCATACTCAAAATCAGTATCAATTAGTGCTTGCGGAGTTGATACTCTAAATTTATTTACAGGATCTTGATATACTTCAGAAGGACTAAATTTCTCATCATATTCATCAACGGTGATTTGAAGTTTATCAGTACTACTCATTGAAGTAGTACTGTAATTTAATATAATTGTGGTTGTATTTGTACCACCAGTTGTTGATACAGTATAAGTATTTGCTTTTAGGTTTGAGTCAGAAAAATTATAAATTACCGTGTTTGTAGTTACATTTGTAATCAGTATTAATCGTTCTCTTTGTATAGCACGAGGAATGACGATAGTATTTGTGGAAGGAGTAAATGTATATCCAGTTTCCAATATTGCCTTTCTTGCCATAACTAATTATTACCTTTGTTGTATTTATAATTCATATTATAGTTTAGTTATTGTTACATATCCCTGACCAGTATTAGATGCAGAAGATGATACTAAAGTCCCTGTGTAAAAACTTCCACCGCCCCCTCCACCTCCATAGGTGGTATTATTACTACCTTTACCCCCACCACTATATCCTCCGCCGCCGCCAGCACTACCGGATTCCGTTGTACCTCCACCTCCACCTCCAAATCCTCCATGACCACCCCAGTCATCAGTACCATCAGCACTACGGAATCCACCTCCCCCACCATTTCTTGGTGCATACCCAAAACTAGCATCGTTTGCGTTAGAATTGATTTCGCCATTTCCAGCTAACCAACCAGCACCACCACCAGCATCATAATTTCCATCTGCAGAGTTTACTGTCGAAATTCCGCCATTTACTCCACCAATAGCCCCACCAGAAATTAATCCCCCATTTCCGTCTGCTCCACTTGTTGTCAAACTTGCATTCACCCCCGCTCGATCACGAGCAGAACCGCCCCCACCGCCAGCAGCAATTATTGGAGTTGTGTCAGTTGCATTAATAAAGAAAAATGATCCTCCGCCACCACCTGCTCCAGCATTAGTAGTGGAAAGATTGACAGTATTTTCTCCGGTTTTACCTACAAGTATAGTATAAATTTGACCTTTGGTTAGTGATACATCTGCCGTTATGATGGCACCAGATCCTCCAGATCTTGGCGCTTGATGAGATCCACCAGCAGCGCCCGCAACAATTATTCTATAAATTCCGTCTGCCGGAGCTGTCCATTTTTGAAATCCTGCAGTAGTAACATTATAATATGCAGTATCATTAATCCATGAATATGTTGCAGTATTATAAATGCTTTTAAATGTTGCCAACGTATCTCCAGTAGAGGCAGAAGACTGAGTAGTTTGTCTTGGGGTTGCGCTATTGCCATTAGGAGATCGTGCCCAAGTTCCGTAAGTAAATGTAAAAGAATCAAAAGGATATAAACCTAAGCTAAGTTCATCAATTTCATTATAAACAATTACTGACTTATCAATATTTTGTCTCATATATCTTCCTTGTCCTGCACCAAATAGAGTTCCTCCAAATTGATCATATACGGGGTCATAGGGAGCAAAGACATTTGCAGAAAGGAGTGTTGTAAATCCTACATTTTCATCAAACCCAGAACTATAATATGTTCCAGTTGATGCGATGTTTGTGTTTGTTGTTGATGCAAGAACTCTACTGATTGCTGTGGTTGTTGTTGATGTGTAATCTGTTGCTACTGAACCATATTCAAATTGTGCTCCCCAGATGTAAATACCAGAAACACCATCACCAGAATAAGTAGCATTAGAACTAGTTGGAAAACTATTAAAAACTACATTTATAATATTAGTTGTTACTGTAATAGAACATCTATACCAACCATTTAAATACGATGTAATTGTTGAAGATGTTACATTTGAACTACTACTAACACTTCCAGTTGATAAATTGAACATAGCAACTCTAGTCAATGTTCCATCATCAATTCTTACTTGAATAAAACTTTGTTCTGCTGCCTTTGCAAATATTGAAAGAGTATAAGTATTTGAACCCAGTGATGGTGCCTTATATAAATCGTGGTATGTGGATGCATTAACTGCAATCAATTTATCTGCTGTTAATGTCCCATCTGGTGCCGTTGTAACATTTGCAGTCACATTGTAGTTATTTTTTAACCAAGAAGCATTGTCAAACTGCTCACTATAAGTAAGCAAGTTCTCACTCATAGAATAGTCATCAAATTCATATGCAAGCATTGATGCATATTGATCTAATCTTCCCACAACTGGCATAATCTTATCCTGCTACAAAATCCAAACTATTTGCAGTTGAATTGTACTGTATGTAAAAATTTGTGGTTCCTGCAGTTCCACCAAATCTCATTTTGTTTGTGGAGGTTACTCTTGCGTCTCCTGCAATGTCTGCGGTGAATGCTGGTGCTGTTACTCCAACTCCAAGATTAGCAGTACTTAGAGCATTAGTGGAAGCATTAAAACTAAATGCAGTTGCAGTACTTCGTGCTTTTACGGTTTGGGAGCTTCCGAGTGCCCCAACCATAATAGGATAAAGTGTGGTGGTTGTAGTGTCATTAGTAGCATTGATGGTAGTAGATGATCCACTAGCGTTTCCATCAACTATCAACGTAGAAACATTAGAAGAATTACCGACAAAAATTTTCTTGTCGGTAATATTTACTCCTAGTTCACCGTAGGTGAGGGTCGGAACTGCCGAAGCAGTTTCCGACCTCTTAACTTTAATTATCGGGTTTGCCATAATTAATTACGAAAGTAATGTTAATTATCAATATGTTCCACAATCAATTGTTACGTTAATAACTTGCTTAGATGAGTTAATAACTTCGTTTGTAGCAGTACCAAGAGCACCAACAAACAAATTACCAACCGCCAATGTAGCATGAGTTGTTACAGTTAGCTGAGGATCTGCTGCGGTAGTTCCAGTATCACCAGAGCCAATAGCAAGTTCAGATGCAAGAGCAAATCCAGTGTTGTCCAACCAGACAATACCAGATTTCTTTGCTGTTGTAGCAAAGTAGTTAAATCCGATTGCAGAATCCCATGTTGTAGCAGATGCTGGAGCAGCACCATTAACTAGACCCAATTCAATAAATCTATCTTCAACCTGAATTGTTTGAGTGTTGAGGATAGTAGTGTTACCAGAAATTGTTAGGTTTCCGCCAACAGTTAGGTCTCCGTTAACAGTAGTTGTTGAAGTACCAGCAGAGCCACCAATAGTAATGTTGGTTGTTGATCCAGAAACACCGTTAGTACCAATGTTAATTGCTTTGGTTGTTGCGGTAGCAGTAGCACCAGTAGCAATGTTATATGTTGAAGCACCAGTTGATGCCGTAAACATGTTTACAGTTTGTGCTGCTGTTGCTGTGTTTCCTACAGTAAGTGTAGTGGCAGCACCAGCAAAGTTTACCGTAGTTGCGGTAGTGTTAAGCAAATCAAATGATGCACCACCAGCTACTAATGATGTAGTAATAGTTGGGCTAGTACCAAATACAAGTGCTCCAGAACCAGTTTCATCAGTTACAGCCGAAGCTAAGTTTGCTGAAGAAGGTGTTGCTAAGAATGTAGCAACTCCAGTTCCTAAACCAGAAACACCAGTAGAGATAGGAAGACCAGTACAGCTTGTTAGGGTTCCTGAAGAAGGAGTTCCAAGAGCTGGGGTAACAAGAGTTGGGCTGGTAGCAAATACAAGTGCTCCCGAACCAGTTTCGTCAGATACAGCGGAAATTAAGTTTGCTGATGTTGGTGTTGCCAAGAATGTAGCTACGCCAGTTCCTAAACCAGAGATACCCGTTGAAACAGGTAGACCAGTACAGCTTGTTAGGGTTCCTGAAGAAGGAGTTCCAAGAGCTGGTGTAACAAGAGTTGGGCTTGTAGCAAATACAAGTGATCCAGAACCAGTTTCGTCAGTTACAGCAGAAATCAAGTTTGCTGATGTTGGTGTTGCCAAGAATGTAGCAACTCCAGTTCCAAGACCGGAAACACCAGTGGAGATAGGAAGACCAGTACAGCTTGTTAGGGTTCCTGAAGAAGGAGTTCCAAGAGCTGGAGTAACAAGAGTTGGTGAAGTGCTGAGCACTACACTGCCAGAACCAGTACTTGAAGTAACACCAGTACCACCGTTTGCTACTGCTAAGGTTCCCCCAAGAGTAACAGCACCAGTTGTTCCTGTTGAAGGAGTTAAACCAGTTGTACCTGCCGAAAATGACGTTACGCCAGTACCAGTAACGGAAGAGTTATATGAACTATACCATTGTGTGGCAGAAGAAGCATTAAACTCTAGTAACCCGTTAACCGGAATTGCAATAGCAGCGTTTGCTGCTAAAGCATCAATTGATCCGCCAGTAGCAGGATAAACGTTTATAATATTAGCACCTTTGTTAACAATAACAATTCTTCTGCCTAGTGTTGCTGTTGGTAGAGTGACACCAGATGGAGCGGCGGCTGCTGTGGTGATTACGTTAAGGTCAGTAGTGAGAGCACCCTGACCTTGAGTGTTTGTTCCAGCAGTGACGTTGTTAGATGTGCTGAATGTTTCTCCAGAAAGTGATGGAGTGTTTAGTGTTGGAGATGTACCAAATACTAATGCTCCAGAACCAGTTTCGTCAGTTACAGCAGAAGCTAAGTTTGCTGAAGAAGGAGTAGCAAGGAACGTAGCAACGCCAGTTCCTAAACCAGAGATACCTGCAACAGGAAGACCAGTACAATTGGTTAGGGTTCCTGAAGTAGGAGTTCCGAGAAGTGGAGTAACAAGAGTTGGGCTGGTAGCAAATACGAGTGATCCAGAACCAGTTTCGTCGGTTACTGCTGATGCTAAGTTTGCCGATGAAGGAGTGGCAAGGAATGTAGAAACTCCAGTTCCTAAACCAGTTACTATTGAAATACCAACCTGTGACCATGAAGTGTTTCCACTTGTGTCACTGGTCATAAAGTATCCGCTTGCTCCAGCAGGAACAGCGGCAGGAAGGGTGAAGCTATAACTTGCTGTTACTGTAGCGGGTGCTTTAACGGTTAAGGTATTCTGTGATGCTTGAGCATCTTTGAGAAGTACCTGACCAGCACTCGTGCTAGCTACAGATTTGACAAGAATTTCTGATGCGGCTGCATAGGTGCTCGCACTAGCAACAGCAGAACCAGCTCCAGTGCCAGTACCACCTGCATCTCCAAGATACAGAATTTTACCGGTTGTATTATAAACTGGTTCCGCTGCGTTAAAAATACTTCCAGGAACTGTAGTTCCTCTTTTAAACTGTAAAATGGGTGCTGCCATGATAGTAATGTCTATGAGTTAGTGGGAACAATAATGTACAGCATCATTTAAACAAACTATCAATCAAAAAAATTATGGTTTTGTTCTTGCAATTATTTATAACTATTGCAATTCGGTCATTTACAAAAACCATAAATATTTATAAATTGTCTGTCTACAATGGCAAAGCCAACCAACAAAGAAGAATTTAAAGATTATTGTCTACGAAGGCTTGGTGCCCCCATTCTAGAAATTAATGTGGATCAAGATCAATTGGACGATATTGTTGATGACGCTATACAATATTATCAAGAATACCATTACGATGGTATTGAAAAAATGTATTTAAAGCATGAGTTTACTGCAGAAGACGTAATTAGATTTAGTGAGACAGATGAATTTAGTTCTACAGATGACCCAGATGCAGCCGACTGGACAAACAGAAAAAATTTTATTGAAGTTCCAGATCACGTAATTGGTATTGAAAAAGTATTTGGAGTTACCTCAAATCTTTCTTCCAACGAAATGTGGGGATTGAGCAACCAGTATTTTCTATTGGATATTTTTTCATTCTCTTCTGGTTATACTTTTGGTAACTTTGACATGTCATACTATTATATGATTAAGCAGTATTTTGAAACTCTTGACATGGTTGTAAATGTTGGTGGTTTGGTTCAATATCGTTTTAACAAACGCCAAGATAGATTATATCTTGATATTGATGTATCAAGAGTTAAACAAAATAGATATTTGGTAATTGAATGCCAACGTGCTTTGGATCCACAGCAGTGGTCTCAAATTTACAATGATAGTTTTTTGAAGAGATATACTACAGCTCTTATTAAAAGACAGTGGGGACAGAATATGATTAAATACAATAACATTCAATTGCCTGGTGGTATATCATTAAATGGCAGACAGTTATGGGAAGATGGAAATAACGAAGTTAAAGAATTAGAAGCCAAAATGCTTTCTGATTATTCAACAATGCCAATGGACATGATAGGTTAACATGGCAACTAGTCACTATTTTCCCATCAATTATGGTGGGTTCAGGGGAGAACAAAATTTAATTCAGGATTTAGTAGACGAACAAATCAAATTGTTTGGTACTGATGTTTATTATTTGCCAAGAAAAATTATTCAAGATAATCAATTAAACGATATTGTTTATTCTGAATTTAATCAAAAAATAGTAATAGAAATGTTACTTCAAAATATAGAAGGGTTTGGTTCTCCTTCAGAATTTATTAGTAAATTTGGATTAACAATTACCGACGAAATAAAATTTATTGTTTCTAAAAGACGTTGGCAAGAAGAATCTAAAAGTATTCTCACTATAATAGAAGAAGATAGACCAGTTGAAGGAGATTTAATTTATTTTCCATTAACTAAAAATTTATATGAAATAAAATTTGTAGAAGTAGAAAAAGTATTTTACCAACTTGGCGACTTATATTTTTATAGTATTACTGCAGAAATTTATGAAATCGGCAATGAATCTATTGATACTGGCATAGATGATATAGATTTAATAGATGATCTAACAGATCCTGCGGTGGAATATACTATGGCGGCAGGAGGAACGGGTCGCTATAATATTGGAGAAACTGTTGAAGGAGCTACTTCAGATTTTACTGCAAAAGTAAAATCTTGGTATCCATCTACTAAAAAATTAACTGTAATTGATAGAACTGGAAATCTTGTAGATGGAGAATTTGTTGTCGGTTCTGAAAGTAATGCCTCGTGGAGGATAGATTCTTTCGATTCTATTGATGATGCTAATAGTGAGTATGATGATAATAAATACATTGAGCAAGAAGGAAATCAACTATTAGATTTTTCTGAAGTAAATCCTTTTGGTGAATATGGTAATATTACGGATAATTTCTGATGTTAGGAACACATTTTTACAACGAAGCAATTAGAAAAACAGTTGTTGGATTTGGAACTCTATTTAATAATATTGAAATAAAAAAAACAGATCCAAGTACATCAGATGTTATAGAGGTACAAAAGGTTCCATTAGCTTATGGACCCAAAAATAAATACCTGACTAGATTGGAACAAAATCCTAATCCTGGTCCAGGAGCACCCTACGGAAATATCAGGCTTCCTAGATTATATTTTGAAATGTCTGGAATTGATTATGATTCTAGTAGAAAAACAAGCCCCGTTCAGAAATATAAAAATATAATTAACGATCAAGGAAATGAAGTAAAGGTTCAATACGTTCCAATTCCATACAACATGAATTTTGAATTGGGTATCTTGGCAAAATCGCAAGATGACAGCCTTCAAATTCTTGAACAAATTTTACCATACTTTCAACCAAATTTTAACATTACGATTAATTTTATTCCTGATATGAATGAAAAACGTGACGTTGCAATTGTACTGAATAATATTAATTATGAAGATGATTGGGAAGATGATTTTATGAAGCGCAGAAGTATTGTGTGGACTTTAAGTTTTACCGCCAAATCATATATTTACGGTCCCTTTAATCAAGCGGATATTATTCGCAAGGCTATTATTTTTGAAACTGTTGGTGATCTTAATCAAAGTAAGCGTAATGCTAAATTTTCTTACACACCAAAAGCTCTTGAAGATAATAATAATGATGGAGTTATTAACGCAGTAGATGATGCATTGGTAACAGCAGATGACGATTTTGGATTTACTGAGGAAATTGATCTGTTATGAATCAATTTGAAAAAAATATGGAACAAATATTTGACATTGAAATTGCAGCAGAACAAACTGAGGTTATTCAAAAGAAACCAAACCCTCCCGCTAAAAAAGAAGATCCAGAAAAAGATTACGAATACACACGAGGCCAGCTATATGACCTCATAGAGAAGGGGCAGGAGGCCGTGCAAGGCGCCTTAGAGGTTGCTCAGGAGTCAGGGCATCCCCGAGCGTTTGAAGTCGCTGTGAACGCTATGAAGCAGGTCTCAGACATGACTGATAAATTAATTGATCTTCAGAAGAAGATGAAGGATCTTGATGCGCCCGTTAAAGGCAAAGGACCTACAACAGTTAACAATACTATGTTTGTTGGTAGCACTGCCGATCTTCAAAAGATGATTAAAGAAATGGGAAAAATTGGGGAGGAATAAATAATAATAAAAAATGTCTTACATTAGACACGATAAAGATAACGTAGAAAAACCAATACAACCTTTATCAAATACAATTAGTGTATTTGGTGGTTGTGAGGGATGGAGTACTATTACATATAAAGTTTGGAATGGAGATTATATTGCTAGAAATTCTGACAACACTGTAAAAACTCCGGCTACATTTCAAGCAAGAAATGCTGATAATACTCCAAAAACTCCAGAGGCGTATCAAAGGCATGATATAAATAATGTGATAATTAATGATTGTCCTGTTCTTGGTGAAGATGATCCAGCAAATTCTGCTGAACCAAATGCCACGGCATGGGTATTAATAGATGGTCCTTTATACAATACTCCCGGAAATCCTTCTTCTGGTTTTGTTGGTGGGCAAAGTTGGAGAAAAATGGCACCCGTTGGTTATTTTCCTTATGGAAAAGAAACTTATATTTACGGAGACGAACAGTGTAGGTGGGATGGGGGACAATGGTTATATGATAATTCATATTCTGGAACAATTTTTGCCACTTCATCAGATGACGTTGCTTATCCTTGGTTAGCAACATGGTCTAATAATTTTACTGCGGCAAAGGTCACATCAGCATATGTGAAGACAACTAATTACCCAGCGGTTCCCTAATAATAAAGGGAGATTTACTAATGAAAAAAAGAGTTCCTACAGAAAAAGAAATTGCGAGAGAGCATGGAGTCTCTGTCAAATATGTAATTCGTCAAGCAGAGATTGGATCTACTGTTGAACGTGAACATGTTACTGATCACAAAGCAGCCTACGAAATTGCCTTACAGCATATTGCCGAGTTTCCCGATTACTACAAGCACTTACTACCAATGGAAAAAAAACTTAAGTCCGAGTGGAAGAATAAAAAAACTTATAAGCAGATTAAAGAATCTTTGGTGCAGGAAGATCATTCTCCTATAGAAGCAGAAACTCAAGTGGAAACTGAAGTAGCTGCAAAAGAAACGGTGGTTCAAGAAAATCATCTTGCAATAGCAGCAGGAACTGAGTTAGATAATGAAGGATCAATGATTCTTAATGACTTAAGTGAATTAGAATATTCTATTGATATGTTACGTGGGGTTATTAAAAAACCCGATATGCAAGTTCCAGCATGGGTACAATCAAAAATAACTCTAGCATCAGATTACCTAAGAGCTTCTGCTAGGTACATGAATAGCACATACGAGCAGGTATTGCACAAAGAAGAAAAAGAAAACAGCGAAGAAAAAAAATACTGCCGTATGTGTCAGAAACCGGAAACTAAAGAAGAATGTTCGTATGGTCCAAAGATATGGGAACGCTTTAGTGTTCCAATTTTAAGTAAAAAAAAGTAGTAAATTATGAATATTAAAACCTGCTCCAAGTGTGGCGCTACGTGGATAAATGATCAGCATTATTGGTCTGGAACAAACAAGAAAGGAAATGAGACAGAACTAGCCTCTCTTGTTTGTGATAAATTTGGTGATGATACTTGCATCAATCCTTGCAAAGGAACGACTGATGGAAGGGGGTGGGAAAACAGATTAAATAATATGGATGCCATTGATAAAGATATACAACGGGGTTTGAATGAGTAGTGACCAGATTTATTTGGGCAACCCGCTTCTAAAAAAAGCAAACGTTGCCCAAGATTGGACTAAAGCAGAAATTAAAGAATACTTAAAATGTAAGGAAGATCCTGTATATTTTGCTTTGAATTACGTCAAGATCGTCCAGGTTGACGAGGGCTTGATTCCATTCAAAATGTATGATTTTCAGAAAGAACTTGTCAAAAAATTTCACAATAATAGATTTAATATTGCCAAACTACCAAGACAGACAGGCAAATCTACTGTTGTGGTTTCTTATCTTCTTCATTATGCTTTGTTTAATGATAGTTCTAATATTGGTATTCTAGCAAACAAAGCTTCTACTGCTCGTGACTTATTAGGAAGATTGCAAACAGCATACGAGAATCTTCCTAAGTGGTTACAGCAGGGTGTTCTCTCCTGGAACAAAGGTTCTATGGAACTGGAGAACGGTTCTAAGATTATGGCTGCTTCAACATCAGCATCTGCTGTTCGAGGAATGTCATTTAACATTATCTTTTTGGACGAATTTGCTTTCGTTCCAAATCACATTGCTGACGACTTTTTCTCGTCCGTGTATCCTACTATTTCGTCTGGTCAAAAAACAAAAGTTATTATTATTTCTACCCCCTATGGTATGAACCACTTCTATAAGTTGTGGGTAGATGCTCAAAACCAAAGAAACAATTACATCTGGACAGAGGTTCATTGGTCTGAAGTTCCTGGTCGTGATGAAAAATGGAAAGAAGAAACAATCAAGAATACATCAGCAAGACAGTTTACTCAGGAATTTGAATGCGAATTTCTTGGATCGGTTGACACTCTTATTGCTGCTTCTAAATTAAGAAACCTAGTATTTGATACGCCAATAAGTACTAGCAAAGGTTTGGACATTTACGAAAAACCAAATGAAAAATCGGAATACATTATTACTGCTGACGTTTCACGAGGTATAGGTGGAGATTATTCTGCTTTTATTGTTTTTGATATTACAACACTTCCATATAAAATTGTTGCTAAGTATCGAAACAACGAAATTAAACCAATGCTTTTCCCAAACGTTATTAACGACGTAGCAAGAGCATACAATAATGCCTACGTTCTTTGTGAAGTAAATGACGTTGGAGATCAAGTAGCATCCATTCTTAACTATGATCTTGAGTATCCTAATGTTCTTATGTGTTCTATGAGAGGTAGGGCTGGGCAAATTGTGGGGCAGGGATTCTCTGGAAATAAAACTCAGCTTGGTGTCAAGATGAGTATCACTGTTAAAAAAGTTGGTTGCCAAAATCTTAAACAAATTATTGAAGATGACAAATTATTGTTTAGAGATTATGATATTATCAATGAGCTTACCACATTTATTCAGAAAAAGCAATCGTTTGAAGCTGACGATGGATTCCATGATGACCTTGTAATGTGTCTCGTTATTTTTGCTTGGTTGGCAGTTCAAGATTATTTCAAAGAGATGACAGATAACGATGTTCGTAAAAGAATATACGAAGATCAAAAAAATCAAATTGAGCAAGATATGGCACCGTTTGGATTTATTACCACCGGGTTAGAGGGTGATGAAGGGTTTGTATCTGACGGCAGTGTTTGGTATGGTGACGTACAAGAAGAGGTCTCGTATATGTGGAACTAATGATTTTAATAAATAATTTCAGATTAAAATGAAATTTTCAAGAGGTAAAAAACATGGCAAGTCAAGTCTCGCCTGGAATTGTATTAAAAGAGCGTGACCTATCTAATGTTGTAGTGGTTGGGGCTCAACAAATAACTGCTGCTTTTGCCGGTACTTTTTCAAAAGGACCAATTGAACAGATTGTAAATGTTAGTTCACAAAAGGAACTAGTAAGTATTTTTGGAAAGCCAAACGATGCTAACGCAGAAGATTGGTACGTAGCTTCAGAATTCTTAAACTACGGTGGTAGATTAGCAGTTGTTCGTGCTACTACTGGCGTAGAAAATGCGAGTAGCGATGGTGGCTACTTAGTTAAAAATGATCAAGATTGGTTTTCTGGTGCTGCTATTCAAGAAACTTTTATTGCAAGAACTGCAGGATCTTGGGGCAATTCGGTCGTAGCTGCCGTGATCGATAGAGGAGCAGATCAGTATGTAACATTAGCTGCTGATCCAGCAGGTGTTGTACAAGGAACTATTTTAACTTTTACTAGCGGGAAAACCGCAGAAGTAATTTCTTGGGATTCTGTTGAAAATGTAGCTACAATTCTTTTAACTAATGATTCTCAATTAATTACAACTACAGATACTTTAGATACCCCAGACACTGGAGTAGTTAACGGTGTTAATACAGTAAGTGCTACATCTTCTGCTAGAACTCCAGGAACTTACACTGGCGTTGCTACTACTGGCGGTTCTGGTTCTGGGTTAACTGCTACGGTAACTATTGCCACTGCTCCAGGAACAGTCTCAACTGTAAATCAAATAAGTGCTGCAGATATTGCTAGAACTCCAGGAACTTACAATGCACGGGCTACTACTGGTGGTTCTGGTTCTGGATTAACTGTTAATGTGACGATTGCTGATGCTGGCGGTGGAGTTGGTGGAGCAGTTAGCGTTGCCGTAGTTAATGGCGGTACGGGTTATGTTGCAGGAAATACAATTACTGTTGCTGCTAATTTAATTGGCGGAACTGGTTCACCAGTTACTTTCCAAGTAGCCACACTAACCAATAACGGTGGAGCAGTTAGCGTTGCCGTAGTTAATGGCGGTACGGGTTATGCTACAGGAAATACAATTACTGTTGCTGCTAATTTAATTGGTGGAACTGGCCCAGCCGTTACTTTCCATGTAGCTTCGGTAACTAACACAGCAATTGCTGTTACTGATGTTAAAGATTGGTATACCAACACAGAAATTACATACGGTATGGGTCAAACAACAGGTATTAAATTATCTGCTGTTGGTCCTCGTCCAGGAACTTCGGAATATGCTTCAAGCAGAGGAATTGGTTGGGACGAAGTACACGTAGCTGTTATTGATACAACAGGTGCTATTTCTGGTTCAAAAAATAATATTATTGAAACATTTACATATCTTTCAAAACTTTCCGATGGAAAGAGTAGCGAAGGTGGTGACATTTATTACAGAAGTGTAATTAACCAACAATCATCCTATATTTTTACTGGTGCTCATCCAGCAACTAATTATAATATTGGTGCTGGTAATGCGTACTATGATTGGGGTTTAGAATCAACTGCGTTAGATCCAAGTGATAAATTTAAATTAGCTTTGGTATCTGCATATGATCTTTCGGGTGGCGTTGATGATTATGTTTATAACTCGGCAGAAATTGGCGATGCATTAGATTTGTTCTTAGATACAGAAGCTACTGAAGTTGATTTCCTCCTTATGGGCGGATCAATGGCAACAGAAACTGATACTAAAGCTAAAGCTAATAAAATTGTTTCTATTGCTGCTTCTAGAAAAGATTGTATCGCTTTTGTATCACCCCACAAAGGTAATCAAATTGGCAACAACAGTCCTTTAACTACTTCCCAACAAAAAATTAACACAATTAATTTCTTTAATGGGTTAACTTCAACTTCTTATGCAATTTTTGATAGTGGTTATAAGTATTTCTATGATCGCTTCAACGATAAGTATCGTTATCTTCCATGCAACGGAGACGTTGCTGGTCTATGTGTAGCTACTTCGGCCACACTCGATGATTGGTATTCACCTGCTGGAGTTAACAAAGGATCATTAAGAAACGCTATTAAGCTTGCTTATAATCCAAACAAAGCTGATAGAGATGAACTTTATCAGTCAAGAATCAACCCAATTGTTTCTTTCCCTGGTTCTGGAGCAACTCTATTTGGAGATAAAACTGCTCTTTCTTCCCCATCAGCATTTGATAGAATTAACGTTCGTCGTTTATTCTTAAATATTGAGAAGAGAGTTGGTAGTCTTTCCAAGCAAGTTTTATTTGAACAAAATGATGAAGGTACTAGATCTTCATTCTCAAGCGCCGTCAATTCTTATTTGAGCGAAGTTCAATCTAGAAGAGGTCTTACAGATTATCTCGTGATTTGTGATGATACAAACAACACTCCTGATGTTATTGACCGAAATGAATTCGTTGCTGAAATTTTTATTAAACCAACCCGCTCCATCAACTATATCACGATTACCTTCACGGCTACCAAGACGGGAGTATCGTTCAGTGAAGTAGTTGGTCGTTAATTTATAAAACAACAACGAGGTAAACCAAAATGGCAAAAGTATACTCAAGTAAACTAAACGACTTTATCAGTAGAGTCGGTCAAGGCGTAAAGCCTAACATGTTCGTAGTTGATATTGTATTCCCCGGTGGCAGTTTTGGCACTGGTGTTGCAGAATCAGACAAAGAGCTTGTCAATCTAATGTGCAAATCTGCGGCTCTTCCTGCTTCCAATTTGGGAGTTATCGAAGTTCCTTTCAGAGGCAGAACTGTTAAAATTTCTGGAGACAGAACTTTTGACGCTTGGAGTCCAACATTCATTAACGATAAGGACTTCAAAGTTCGTTCAATAATGGAGCAATGGTCAGAAAATATCAATGGTCATGCTGGTAACACATCAGATCTTTTTGTTCCTTCTGCTACTGATGCGAATGGCTATGCAGCTCACATCTTTGTTCATCAATTAGAGAAAGGTGCTACTCCAGAGTCCTCAAATATTTTGAGATCATACAAATTATGGTATGCATTCCCAACCAACATTTCTCAAATTGATCTTGGTTATGATAGCAATGATCAGATTGAAGAGTTTTCAGTTGAGTTTCAATATTCATATTGGACCACCGAGCCAGTAACTACATCAAGAGCTGGACTATCAACTCGCCAAGTTAACGCTGACGTTTGAGTAATAAATAGTATATAAGTTACATTTTTATAATGTTATGAGTCAATTATTTGGTTTTAAGATTAACAAAAAGGAGGGATTGAAGGGTCAATCCCCAATCTCTCCTAATCAAGATGACTCAGTAACCACTGTAGCAGGTGGTTATTTTGGTACGTATGTTGATACTGAAGGAACAACACGAAACGAATTTGAACTCATTCAACGTTATCGTAGTATGGCATTGCATCCAGAATGCGATTCTGCCATCGACGAAATCGTGAATGAGTTTATTGTATCCGATGCAGATACCCCGCCGATAGAAATTGAATTATCTAATTTGGATCTTGGAGATACAATCAAGAATAAAATTAGACAAGAGTTTAATCAAATTCTTAGGTTATTAAGATTTGATAAAAATTCCCATCAAATTATTAGAAATTGGTATATTGATGGACGTTTATATTATCACAAAGTAGTTGATTTAGATAATCCAAAAAAAGGAATTTTAGAATTAAGATATATTGATCCTCTAAAAATTAAAAAAATACGTCAAAAAATAGATAGAGACGAATCTACAAAAAAAACTCAACAAGGTTCTGCTTTAGAATATGATTGGGGTAATTACATAGAATATTATGTTTACAATCCACAAGGATTTGGTGTTGCTGGAGTGCCTAATGTCACAGGTGCTTTTAACTATGCCAACAATCAAGGAATCAAAATAGCTGCAGATTCAGTAGCTTATTCTGATTCTGGTTTAAAAGACACCAACAAAAAAATTGTAATTAGTTTTCTACACAAGGCAATCAAATCACTCAATCAACTTAGAATGATTGAAGATTCACTTGTTATCTACAGATTGTCTCGTGCTCCAGAACGTAGAATTTTTTATATTGATGTAGGCAATCTACCAAAAGTAAAAGCCGAACAATATCTTCGTGATGTAATGACACGTTATCGCAATAAACTTGTTTACGATTCACAAACAGGTGAGATTCGTGACGACAAAAAACATATGAGTATGCTTGAAGATTTTTGGCTACCACGTAGAGAAGGTGGAAGAGGAACAGAAATTACTACACTTCCTGGTGGTCAGAATCTTGGCGAATTAAAAGACGTAGAGTATTTTCGCAAAAAACTTTATAACTCTTTAAACCTACCACCATCACGTTTAACCGATGATAACAAAGCATTCAATCTTGGCAAGACCACAGAAGTACTTCGTGATGAACTTAAGTTTGCTAAGTTTATTGGTCGTTTACGTAAAAGATTTTCTGAGCTATTTCACGATATTTTAAAAACTCAGTTAATTTTAAAAGGTGTTTTAACTCCAGAAGATTGGGAAGAGATGGAGGAGCACATCCAATATGATTACTTATTTGATAACCATTTCAATGAATTAAAAGAAACAGAATTAATGAAAGAGCGCATATCTTTAGTTATAGATATGGATCCTTTTGTAGGTAAGTATTTTTCTACTGAGTATATTCGTCGTCAGATTCTTATGCAAACTGACAAAGAATATAAAGAAATGGATAAACAAATTAAAACAGATATTAAAAATGGTATTGCTATTAGTGCATCAGATTCAACTTCTCTTGATTTAATGGACCGTCAAAATTCTGCATTAGCACCAGAAATTCAAGATGCTCAAGGGGAAATAGATCATCAACGAGGAATAGAAGCAGAAAAAGAAAAAGCAAAATTAGCCCCTAAACCATCGTCAAATAAACCTTCTGCTAAATAATATTATAAATTAACTTGTATTTATATGTCTAATACTTTGGATATCGTGAATTTAATTGCAGACAAACATAAAGCAGAAGCATTAGATGCTGTTCATGATCTAATGCAGAATTCTGCGGCGGAAGCTATTGGCATGTACAAACAAACTGTTGCTTCAACATATTTTAACGAGCCAGTAGAAACACTAGAAACAGAAGAATGAAACTAATCACAGAGGGCAATTTTGAGGATGTTAAAATCCTCGAAGAAGAAGCAAATGGCAAAAAAAATCTGTATATTGAAGGAGTATTTCTTCAAGCAGATATCAAAAATCGCAATGGTCGTGTATATCCATTTAGCGTTTTAGAACGTGAAGTTGGTAGATACAATGAGCATTATGTTGGTGCTGGTCGTGCTCTCGGTGAATTAGGACATCCCGATGGTCCTACTGTAAACCTTGAACGTGTCTCACATAAAATTGTTTCCCTCAAAGCTGAAGGAAGTAATTTTATTGGTAAGGCACAAATTCTTACAACTCCTATGGGAGACATTGCAAAGAATCTTTTAGAAAACGGAGTTAAGCTTGGTGTTTCTTCTCGTGGTATGGGAACACTAGAAGAAAAGAATGGAGCAAACTACGTTCGTAATGATTTCATGCTCGCCACTGCCGCAGATATTGTAGCAGATCCTTCTGCTCCTGATGCATTTGTAAATGGAATTATGGAAGGTAAGGAGTGGGTTTGGGAGAATGGTATTTTGCGTGAACAGCAAATTACTAACTATCAAAGATATATTTCCAAATCTACTAGGAAAAATTTAGAAGAAAGGAAACTTAATGCATTTCAGCATTTCCTTTCAAATCTATAAATTTAATAAATAATCGTAGAATAATCGTAAAAGAAGTCAGAGGAAACTCAAATGTCAGATATGTTAAACGAAAGATTTGGCGAGCTTGTTAAAGAGCAAAACATTATCTTGGAAGCTGGTGATCCCATGCCAACAGTTACCGCTTCGGTGATTCCTGCTTCCGGCAGTGAGCCTTCACAAATTTCCGATATACAAACAGCTAAGGCTGGTGGTAAGGATCCCGCTCCTTCTGTTCCTCCTACAGTAGCAATTGGACAAAAAGCTCCAGTTGATTTAGGTGGTTCAACTTCAGGTCCTCTTCATAGTGATGACGAAGAAGGCGAAGAGAATCCTGGAGCAAAAGCTTCGGCTCCTATCTCACAAATTTCAGGAGATCCTCAGCAAGCTCATCAAAAGAATCCTGGAGATGCAACCCCAACCGTAGGTGTTCAAGTTGCTTACGGAACTTCAATGGGTCCTAATGTTAGTTATCCTATCAAGCCTTCTTTCGAAGAGTTAGATCTTTCGGGTGATGTCGCTGCTCTCACCGAAGGCGAAGATCTTTCCGAAGAGTACAAAGATAAAGCAAAAACTATTTTCGAAGCTGCCGTAAAAGCCAAGCTTGTTGAAGAACATGCAAAACTTGTAGAGCATTTTGAAACTAAACTTGTTGAGCAAGTAGAAGCTGTTAAGGCTGAGCTTTCTGAAGAAGTTAATGGTACTATCAAGTATGGTATTGGCCAATGGATCGAGCAAAATCAAGTTGCTATTGATCGTGGTGTACGCAATGAAATCACTGAAGATTTTATTGCAGGGCTCAAGAATTTATTCCAAGAGCACTATATTAATATCCCCGAAGACAAGATTGAAGTCGTCGAGGAAATTGCAGACGAGCTTCGTGAAATGGAACAGCGCCTCAACGAACAAATTGAGCGTAACGTGGAATTAAATAATCGTCTTGCCGAGTCAACCAAAGTAGTAATTCTGAACCAAGTTTCAGAAGGACTTGCCGACACGCAAAAAGACAAACTTGCTTCATTGTCTGAAGGAATTACATTTGAAACAGCAGAGAGATTTGCTGAGTCTGTAAAGACGCTTCGCAAATCGTATTTCCCTGAATCAGTATCACATTCTGAAGTAGGTGATGACAATCCAGTAACGCTTAGCGAAGATGTAACACCAGCAATGGCTGCTTACCTAAATGCTATTTCCCGCTGGAAATAATTATATAATAAATATTATCAACCAATAACAAACGATAAAACGTTCAAGAGGTAAAAATGTTCAACGCTTCCCATCTTACAGAGAAGTGGGCTCCTGTTCTAAATCATTCCGAGGCTCCTGCCATTACGGATAAGTACAGAAAAGAAGTCACTGCTGTAATTCTAGAAAACCAAGAATTAGCAATGCGCCAAAACGCAATGCTAACCGAAGCACCTAACGGTATCGGTGCTATCGGTCCTAACGCACTTTCAGGTTCAGGTCTTGACACCAAAACTGGTGGACTAGCTGGTTTTGATCCTATCATGATCAGCCTAGTTCGTCGTGCAATGCCTAACCTAATGGCATATGACATCTGTGGCGTTCAGCCAATGAGCGGTCCTACTGGACTTATCTTCGCTATGAAGGCTCACTATCAGCACAACGGTTCTGCTGGTCTACGTAAAGGTCGTGAAGCTCTATTTAACGAGCCTGATATCAACTTCTCGGCTAGCACTCAGGGTCCTGCTGCTTACAATAATCCAATTGATCCAATTGGTGTTGCTAACGATCCTTCATACACAGCTTCAAATCCAGGTCTTCTTAATGACGCTGGTGCTGGTGCTGGTACTTATGAAGGTGGTGCTTCTTCACTTAGCGGTCAAGGTCAAATTTCTCGTGCAACTGCAGAAGTTCTTGGGTCAGGTTCGACCTTGTTCAACGAAATGAGCTTCAGCATCGAGAAGTCCGCTGTAACCGCTAGAACCAGAGCCCTACGTTCAGAGTATACTCTAGAGCTAGCTCAGGATCTTAAGGCTGTTCACGGTCTTGACGCTGAGCAAGAGCTAGCAAACATTCTCTCAAGCGAGATTCTTGCTGAGATCAACCGTGAAGTTGTTCGTACTGTGTACACCATCGCTAAGCCTGGTGCTCAGAACAACGTTGCTAGAGCTGGTGTATTCGACCTAGACGTTGATTCCAACGGTCGTTGGTCAGTTGAGAAGTTCAAAGGACTTCTATTCCAAGTTGAGCGTGATGCTAATGCTATCGCTCAGGAAACTCGTAGAGGCAAGGGCAACTTCCTAATCTGCTCCGCTGACGTTGCTTCAGCTCTAGCTATGGCTGGTGTACTTGATTATACTTCTGGTCTAAACGGTGCTGGTGGTCCTTCCATCGGTCAAGTTGATGACACCGGCAACCTCATGGTTGGCACCATCAACGGTCGTATCAAGGTCTTCGTTGACCCTTATTCGGCTAACGTTTCGAATGATCATTACTACGTCATGGGTTATAAGGGCACATCACCTTATGATGCTGGTCTCTTCTATTGCCCATACGTTCCCCTCCAGATGCTACGCAGCATTGATCCTCAGACCTTCCAGCCTAAGATTGGCTTCAAGACCCGTTACGGTATGGTTGCTAACCCATTCGTATTCAACGGTGTTGATGGCGACGGAGTACCTGTACCCGATGCTGAGGCACTCACTGCTTCGAAGAACATGTACTACAGAAGAGTACGTATTCAAAACCTCATGTGAGTTCTTCTCACATTCTTCAAGAGTCCCTTCGGGGGCTCTTTTTTTATGCAAATAAATAGTTAATAGCTTGGGAAGTTGACATGGCTGCTGAATGGTATAAAAACCAACCTACAAATAGAAATTATCTAGCACCAGTAGGGTTTCAATTAAAATTTGAATTATTTAATTCTGTAGATTTCTTTTGTCAAAAAGCAAATCTTCCAGGACTTAGTATGCCTGTTACTGAAGTTCCCACTAGGTTCAGAAATTTTCCAATTGTTCCTGGTGGCGGAGTAACATTTGATGATCTACAAGTCACCTTTATTATTGACGAAGATCTAAAAAATTATTATTCCATTCATGAATGGATCAGAAGAAACGGAAATTCTGAACAACATATTGATGGCGACGGAGAAGTTAAATATTCGAATGGACAATTAATGATTTTAACGTCAAATTTTAATCCAGCATTTTTTGTAGATTACGAAAAATTATTTCCCATTAATTTAACACCAATTCAATTTGATTCCACTGTAGGAGACATAGAATATTTTACCGCTGACGTAACATTTAAATTTCAAAATTATACTATTCGTGATAAAAATTTTAAACCATTATGAAATTTGAAAACATTGTTAAATTATTTGATTCAATTAAAGAAGAATGGTTAATTGATAGTCATGTTGATTTTCAATTTAGAAACAAAGAATACTCAGAAGATTTAGGAAAACTAGCATTAGAGATTCCTTTCCAACACAACAAATATTTAAATTACTATACAGATATTAGTCAAGTAAAAACTTCGGTTGAGTTTGAACTGAGACGTATAGTAAAACAAAAAAGAGAATATTATTCTGGTGAAGCAGACGCCAAAGTGTATGCCGAGAAACCTTTTGGCACAAGTATTAAAACAGCAGAGAAGATGAGAACTTATCTGGAATCAGATGAAGATATTATCAACATAGAAGCAAAATTAAAATACATTGAACAAGCACTTTATTTCTTAGACAGTGTAATGAAAATGATTTCCAATCGTGGATTTCAAATTAAATCAGCTATTGATTGGGAAAAATTTATTAACGGTACTACCTAATGTCTAGATTGGTTATCAGAAAAAAGAACGAAGTATTTTTACAAATCCAAGCAGAACCATACGTCCATCAAGAATTATCTGACTACTTTACTTTTGAAGTTCCTGAAGCTAAATTTTTAAAAAGAAATCCAAAGTTTAAATATTGGGATGGAACTATTCGGCTTTACTCTCCAGGAACAGGAGAATTGTATATTGGATTATATACTCATCTTGCTCAATGGTGTAAAGAAAAACAGTACTCTTTGAAATCAGTTAATAATGATTGGTATGGAAGTGCCAATGATGTTAACGAGTTAGTATCTCCTGGTGGAGTAAAAGATTTTGTTGATAAAATTTCTAGTATCAAAGCCAGAGATTATCAATACTATACGGTTTACCTTGCCCTCAAATATCATAGAGGATTATTTCTTTCCCCCACAGGTTCTGGTAAATCATTGATGATTTATTCTCTTGTTAGATATTATCATGCTACCGATAAAAAAATTCTAATCATTGTTCCTACTACATCGTTGGTAGAACAAATGGTAAAAGATTTTAATGAATACGGATGGAACACTGATGAGCATATTCATAAAATTTATTCAGGTAAAGAAAAAAATTCTGACAAACCTGTTATTGTTACTACATGGCAATCCATTTATAAATTTCCTAAAAGATATTTTGATGACATTGATTGTGTAATTGGTGACGAAGCACACCTATTCAAATCTAAATCATTGACTGGCATTATGGAAAAACTTCATAACGCTAAGTATCGTTTTGGATTTACAGGAACCTTAGATGGATCCAAAACTCATAAGTGGGTGTTGGAAGGATTGTTTGGTGCGTGTGAAAAGGTTACTAAAACTGATGATCTAATTAAAAAAGGTCATCTATCCAATCTTAGAATTAAAATTCTTTTGTGTAAGCACGAGTATCAATACTTTGAAGATTACCATCAAGAGATGGATTATATTGTCACAAACAAAAAAAGAAATAATCTGATTAAAAATCTTGTAGGTGATCTTGAAGGAAACACATTAATTTTATTTAACTATGTTGAAAAGCATGGTGAGCCATTATACGAATTAATAAATAACAGTACAGAAAATACTCGTAAGGTATTTTTTGTTCATGGTTCAGTTGATACTGATGAACGTGAAGAAGTAAGAAAAATAACCGAACAAGAAAGCAATGCTATCATTATTGCATCTTATGGAACGTTTAGCACTGGTATCAATATTAAACGTCTTCATAATATTATATTTGCTTCTCCGTCTAAATCTCGTATCAGGAATCTCCAAAGTATTGGTAGAGTACTTAGAAAAGGAGAGGACAAAGAAATAGCTACTTTGTATGACATTGCAGATGACATCTCTACTCAAACCAGACAAAATTATACTTTAAGACATTTACAAGAAAGGATTAAGATATATCAAGAAGAAAATTTTAAATACGAAATAATAAAGGTAAATCTAAAATGATGGAAGAAGAATTCTTCTCTACTATTAAATTAACATCAGGTGAAGAAATTATAGCTAAAGTCTGTTACTTACCTGATGAAAATTCTGTGTTAGTAGAAAATCCCATGTTAGTAGAAAGGCTAACAAAAAAACATCGTGGTAATTCTACTGGAGGTTTTATTTTAAAAGAATGGATAAATTCTACTTATGATACATTATTTGTAATTAAGATGGAACAGATTATTACTATGACTGAACTTAATAAAAAAATAAGAAACTTTTATCTTAATAATCTTAACCCATTATTAGTAGAAGAATCTAGTAAAAATTCTATACAAATTAAACCCAAAGAATTTAGTAATCAAATGGGTTACTTAGGATCTGTAAAGGAAACTAAACAATTCTTGGAAGAGATTTATAAAAAATCTTGAAGTATTTAAAGACCTTAAAGAACTCAATACAACTCTTGAACCCTGACAGTGTTATTCTACTCGGTTTCTGAGGTTTTGTCAACCCCCCTTGACAAACCCCTGAAAATGGTCTATACTGGTACAAGAAATATTAAATGATGTGATGGGTTATGGCAAAAAAGAAAACAGAAAACTATGTAAATAACAAAGATTTCTTGGAAGCTATTACTGTTCACAGAAATAAAGTCGAAGCAAGTTTTCTAAAACAACACGGGAGACATATAACTCAACCGGAACGATCTAAGAATTGGGAAGGGAAACCAGGCATTACAAATTATCTTGGTGATTGTTTTCTAAAAATTGCTACCCATCTTTCATACAAACCAAATTTTGTAAATTACATGTTTAGGGATGAGATGATTTCAGATGGTATTGAAAATTGTTTACAATACATTCATAACTTTGATCCAGAAAAATCCAAAAATCCATTTGCTTATTTTACTCAGGTAATTTACTTTGCCTTCTTGAGGCGTATTGCTAAAGAGAAAAAGCAATTAGAAATCAAAACCAAGATTCTTGAAAGAACAGGTTATGAACATGTAATGTACACAGAAAGTTTTGAAGGTGAAATGGCAGGATTAAATCAAAGTTATTCTGACATGTCAGGCATCAAAGAAACCCTAGAAATTAAAAACAAACGATGACGATAGCTCTTATTACAGATCAACATCTCGACGGTCGTAAGGGAAACATTATTTTTTGGGAGTACTTTGCTAAATTTTATGATGAAGTTTTCTTTCCAACAATTAAAGAGAAAGGAATCACAACTATTATTGATCTTGGAGACACATTTGATAACAGAAAAGGTATTGATTTTAATGTATGGAGTCGTATTCGCCGCCATTATTTTGACCGTATCCATGAGCTTGGTATTACTCTTCATATGATCACGGGAAACCATGACGTATACTACAAGAATACCAACGACATCAACTCCCCAGAACTACTGTTATCTGACTACGATAACATTATTGTGTACTCCAAACCAACCACAATAAATGTTGAAGGTACTGACATCTGTATGATACCTTGGATTAATTCTGAGAACGAAGCAGAAACCCACCAGCACCTGAAGCAAACATCTGCTAAGATTGTGATGGGTCACCTGGAGCTAAACGGATTTGAAATTTCTCCTGGTCTACTTCATGAAGGTGGCATGGATGCAGATGTATTCATTAAATTCAAACAAGTATTTTCTGGACACTTTCATCACAAATCACGACAAGGAAATATTACTTACTTAGGTAATCCCTACCAGATGTTCTGGAATGACTACAAAGACCCTAGAGGATTTCATCTTTATGAACCGGCATCCAACAAGTTACGTTTTGTTAAAAATCCCTACGAAATTTTCCAAAAGATATATTATGATGATGCTGACCCTAATTTCAGCGTTAACCCCGCCGATTATGCAAACACTTTTGTTAAAGTAATAGTAGAAAACAAAACGGATTATTTTAAATTTGAAAAAATTATTGAAGGACTTTTTGATGCTAATGTTCATGACCTCAAAGTTGTTGAAACTTTAGTTGAAAAAGATACTATTAAACATCAAGATTCTGACTTAGAAATTAAAGATACTTTGTGTCTTCTTAATGAATATATTGATGAAGTAGAGATGTCCGTAAATAAAAATAACTTAAAACAGATTATGCAATCTCTATATATTGAAAGTTGTGAAGTAATCTAATGTATATTCTCACACTCAAAGACAGACAAGACGGTGTATTTTCTGTAATAGATGATACTTGTGGAGATCAAATTATTCCTATCTTTGAATGTGAAGATGATGCTGATCGCTATCAAGAACTACTTGAATTTACTCCTAGTAAATATAAATTACAAGTTGTAGAAATTCCCGAAGAAGTAATTGTTACTGCATGTGAAGAACGAGATCAAAAATATACTATAATAACAGAAGACGATTTTATTATTCCCCCCAAAGATTTAGAATGATAATATTTAAACAGCTAAGATGGCGAAATTTTTTAAGTACCGGTAACACCTTTACTGAATTTAATCTGAACAGCGCCAAAACCAATTTAATTGTTGGTGCTAATGGTGCTGGCAAAAGTACTATTTTAGATGCCCTGACATTCTCATTGTTTGGAAAACCATTTCGTAAAATTAACAAACCATTATTACTCAACAGTGTAAACGGTTCTGACTTAGTTACAGAAATCGAATTCCAATCTGGTAAAAACGAATTCAAAATTGTTAGGGGAATCAAACCAGGAATTTTTGAGATTTGGCAGAACGGAGTTCTTCTCGACCAATCCTCATCTATAGCAGATTATCAAATCTATCTTGAGAAAAATATTCTTAAGATGAATTATAAATCATTTACTCAGATTGTAGTTCTCGGATCTTCTACCTTTGTTCCTTTCATGAGATTGCCTTTGGCAGCTCGTCGAGAAATTATTGAAGACATTCTTGACATTCAAATATTTTCTGTAATGAATGTTAATCTCAAAGAGAAACTTAAATTTGCTAACGACGAAATCAAAGATCGTGATTACCAAATTTATTTACTAGAAGAAAAAGTAACAATGCAGAAAAACTTTATTGTTAATCTGAATCTTCAAAATCAAAATGAGATCAACGAAAAGAATTTAAAAATTGATCAGGTTCTAAAATACGAAGAAGAAACAAATCAAAAATTGAAAACGTTATCTACAGAACAAAATAAAATTTCTGAAGAGACAAAACAATTTTCAACTGCTGCCGCCAAACTCAAAAAACTTGGTAATCTTCGTGGTAAGATACAACAGAAATTCACAACACACAGAAAGGAACATCAGTTCTTTACTGAGAATACTACATGTCCTACATGTACCCAGCATATCAATGAAGACCTTCGGGACTCTAAGGTTTCTGAGATTATGAATTCTATCAAAGAACTTAAGCTGGGAATGGAGGAAATGGAAAATGCTATTGCTGAGGAAGAACAAAGAGAACAAAAGTTTGTTGAGTTAAATCAACAATGGTCTAGCATTTCTAATGACATTTCAATATGTCAATTTCAAATCAAATCATATCAAACTCAGATTAAAGATCTTCAACAAGATATTTCTAATCTTCAAAACAACAACACAAATCGTAATGAAGAAGATTCTAAATTGCAAGGATTAGAAAAAGCTTTAGATGTATCTAAAAAACAAATGATTGGCATGAAAGAAGAACGTGATTGTCTTCTTGCTGCCGGTCAACTTCTGAAAGATAATGGAATTAAAACTCGTATCATCAAAAGGTACTTGCCAGTGATGAATAATCTCATCAACCAATATCTACAGAACATGGATTTTTATGTAAACTTTACATTAGATGAAAATTTTGAAGAAACTATTAAATCTAGATTTCGAGATTCTTTCTCTTACGAATCTTTCAGTGAGGGAGAAAAGGCTCGTATTGATATTTCTTTGTTGCTTACTTGGAGAGCTATTGCTAAGCTCAAGAATAGCGTGGATACTAACCTCCTTATACTAGATGAAATTTTTGATGGTTCTCTAGACCAAAATGGGAGTAGTGAGCTAGGATGGATTCTTAAAAACTTTGATGACAACACAAACGTATTTGTGATCTCACACAGAGAAAATATGGAAGACAAGTTTCATAAGACATGGAAGTGTGAAAAAATTAAAAACTTCAGCACCGTCCGTGAGACAGTTAATGAAGTGGCACAGGAGGGTTGACACCCTCCTTTTTTTTGGCTATTCTGGCTTCAGTTCAAACAAATGAAATGTACATCAACCAAGAAGTCAAAGGCACTCTTGCCAAGCTACTGGCAACTGAGAACCTCGTCATCGAGCACAAGAAGGTGCCTACAGCGTCGTTTGACGTACTCAACCGTGTATTGACCCTACCGATCTGGGACAGGGCTTCAGCGACCGTATATGACCTTCTGGTGGGGCATGAGGTTGGACATGCCTTATACACACCAAATAAAGATTGGACTGAGATTGTTCAAGTCCCTAAAGATTATGTCAACGTTGTAGAAGATGCTCGCATCGAAAAACTGATGAAGCGAAAGTTTCCTGGTTTGGCACGTACTTTCTACAATGGTTATAGTGAACTGAACCGAGATGACTTCTTCAGTATTGCTGACGAAGATTTGAATACACTGACATTGATTGACCGTATCAATCTTCATTTTAAAGTTGGTGCTTATGCTCGGATGCCGTTCAACGAAACCGAACAAACGTTTGTTGATATGATTGACAAGGTTGAAACTTTTGATGAAGTTCTGAATATTTGTAAATTGATTCAGGAATACGTAAAGGAAAAATACGTAGCAAGAATGCCCGATTTTTCTCAGGAAAATAACTCCGACGCATCTTTATCAGGAAATTCTAATGGGCAATCGGATGAACAGATGCCTGGTAATGGCGAAGGAACTAGCAATTCTTCTGGTGAAGAAAGCCAAAACTCTGGTGATCAAACTGGTTCGTCTGAAAAAACTCCAATTGGTTCTGGCGGCGGTGGTCCTGAAGATGAAGCAGTTTCTAAAACTCAACAATCTTTTGACCAGCAAACTGAAAAATTGGTTACCAAATCCACTAGCGAAACATATTATATTGAACGTCCAGAACTTGACATTGATGAAGTTATTGTTGACTACAAAATTTTAAACAATTACATCAACAAATGTTTTGCCAGTACAAGTAAATCAGCTGGCGATGTCAATGTTTTTCAAAAACCGGATAAGGATTATCACAAATACCGTACAGAAGCACAGAAGGAAGTGAACTATCTGGTTAAGGAATTTGAAATGAAAAAGACGGCTGATGCTTATCAACGTATGTCTACTTCACGTACTGGTACTCTCGACACCAGTAAACTCCATACGTACAAATACAGCGAAGATATTTTTCGTAAAATTTCTGTAGTTCCTGATGGTAAAAATCATGGTTTGATTTTTGTGCTGGACTGGTCTGGTTCTATGTGCGATTATCTTTTGGATACGGTGAAGCAATTGATGAATCTTGTTTGGTTCTGTAAGAAAGTTCAGATTCCTTTTGAGGTTTATGGTTTTACTTACGAGTGGCATAATCATTATATAAACTCAAATATGACTTCTCCTCCAAACCTATACACAAAAAAAGATGGCACCATTGAAATTCATCGTCGTTTTCGTATGCTGAATTTTCTCAGCTCTCGTGCAAGCAGTAAGTTTTTGGATAACTGTATGATGAATCTTTGGCGTCTTGCTAACCGAAACGATTCGAAATACTGTTATTACAATAATCAATCTTACTCTACTCCACTTGGTCTTGACTTGAGTGGAACTCCTCTCAATGAGGCAGTAATTTCTCTCAATCAAATTATCCCTCAGTTTAAAAATCAACATAAACTTCAGAAGGTTAACGTTGTTATTCTAACTGATGGGGAAGGTAATCATCTTGCTTATGATGTTAATGTTGCTAACCGTCACGGTGCTCCGTACAATTACCTTGGTACAAATCATATCGGTAGTGTTAACGCTTTACGGGATCGTAAGATTGGATATGTTTACCGAAACTTTGACATGAGTAATGTAAACAGCAACCTCACTGCAATTCTTTTGGAAAACCTAAAAGATAATTTTCCTGAAGTCAATCTGATTGGATTCCGAATTGCTAGTGGGCATAACTTTTCTTACCTATATCGTGATTTTTATGGGGTTGCTGGGGGGGTTGACCCAGACGAAGCCATGAAAGTGTGGCGTAAAAACAAATCGTATGAAATTAATGGTATGGGCTACGATGCCCTCTATATGATTTCCAGCAATGACCTGTCATCCAATGCCACTATGACAGTTGATGAAGAGGCATCCACCGAGGAGATCAGCAAGGCATTCCGTACTATGCTTAAAAAGAAGGCGACCAACAAAAAACTGTTGTCCTCTTTCGCCACTCTGGTTTCTTGACCACTTACTCAACTGTCCACTGGGCACCACATCGGTGCCCAAACTCTGTTACACTTATTTCATCCACAAAGGAGATTACTCATCATGGCTCGTAAAGCAAACATCGATCAACAAGCTCTCGTTGCTTTTATTTCTGTAAATTTTGGTGAAGATTTTGGCAGCAATGCTGTCATCGCCGCCGCTGAAGAATTTGGTTCTTCTTATCCCACAATTGCCAAACGCCTTGAACAATACAAAACTGGGCATGGTCGGTGGAACTTGACTGCTCAAGATATCGAAAATACCTACCACGCTCCTGCTGCTGAACCTATGGATCAACCTGTTGAGCATGTGGTGATTCAACGTCAATCTCTTATTCCTGATAAAGATGCTAATTTCGTCAGCTTTGGTAACTTCAGTGATCTTAAGAAAATTATTTCTTCTGGGATCTTCTATCCTGTTTTCATTACTGGTATGTCTGGTAATGGTAAAACATTCGGTGTAGAACAGGCATGTGCTCAACTCAAGCGTGAGTTGATTCGTGTTAACATCACCATTGAAACTGACGAAGACGATCTGATTGGTGGTTTCCGTTTGATCAATGGTGAAACTGTGTGGCATAATGGTCCTGTCATCGAAGCACTTGAGCGTGGGGCTGTTCTTCTTCTTGACGAAGTGGATCTGGCATCGAATAAAATTCTCTGCCTGCAATCCATTCTCGAAGGTAGTGGTGTCTTCCTGAAGAAAACTGGTGCGTATGTCAAACCCAAAGCTGGGTTTACTATCATTGCTACCGCCAATACCAAAGGTAAAGGTTCTGATGATGGTCGCTTCATTGGCACCAATGTTTTGAACGAAGCATTCCTGGAACGATTTGCTCTTACCTTCGAGCAAGAATATCCTTCTCCTAAAGTTGAGCAGAAGATTCTTGAAAAAGTTTCTGTCAAACTTGATTGTGTTGACCAAGAGTTTTGTGAGAAACTGGCTACTTGGGCAGACACCATTCGCAAAACTTTCAAAGAGGGTGGTGTTGATGAGATCATCAGTACTCGTCGTTTGACTCATGTTATTCGTGCCTACAGTATCTTTAAGAAGCGTATGAAAGCAATTCAAGTTTGCGTGAATCGCTTTGATGCCGAAACTAAAACTAGTTTCCTGGAACTGTACGACAAGATTGATGCCAGCGTCGGTGCTGATGCTGATGCTGATGCAGAAACCAAAACTGAAAATAATGATGAAGCCTGAGTTTCACGGCTACGTCGGAAACATTGCCGTCCTTTGTGATGGCAATTCCGTCAAAATCATGGGTGGTCACGAATTAAAATTGTTTGTGAAAACACTTGACGGAACACTCAAAGAGTGCTATCATGATGATATACACTATGTTATGGAGGAATGATTATGCAATGGAAATACACTGAGGATAAGATTCTCAAAGATATTGAAGATTATGTGGTGAGCACATATAATGGTCACTATTGTAGTGACCAAGAGGGATTTGAGGATATTCAAACTATTGATTTGATGGCAGCCAAAAAACTTGCCGGACCATTTTGCCAAGCAAATGTCCTCAAATATGGCTCTCGATATGGCGAGAAGGATGGTCGTAACAAACGTGACTTGCTAAAAGTGATTCACTATGCTATGCTACTGCTTCACTTTGACGGGCACTACACCCGTACTGGAAATGGTCTCTCGGAGTTTAAATGAATAAAGTAACACTTTCACCAAAAACCAAAGAAGTTTTACAGAACTATGCTACCATCAACGGTTCAATTTTGATCCGAGAAGGTTCTCAACTCAAAACAATTAATGTGGGAGAAAATTTAATCTCTCAATATGAATGCACAGAAGTGTTTCCACAAACATTTGCTATCTACGACCTGAACCAATTTTTGACGGGTCTTTCTCTTTTCCAAAATCCTACTTTGGAATTTAACAATGCTGAGTATCTCACAATTCGTGGTGGTGGGCGTAGTGCTAAGTATTATTTCTCGGATCCTGAGATTACTTTAAAAACTGCTCCTGATCGCACAGTCAATTTTCCTGGAGCAGATATTGAGTTTTCTATTAGCGGAGATCAGCTCACATCACTACGTAAAGCAGCTATTATTTATAGCATTCCAGATCTTGTATTCAAAACAAGTGGTGGCGCAACAGTTACACTAAATTTGTGTGACCGAGAAAACGAAACTAGTAATGTTTATTCCCAAGAAATTTTTGGCGATAACACTGGCATATATGAACTAGTGATGAAGATGGAAAATGTAAATCTTGTGGCAGGAAATTACAATGTAAAAATTTCTAGCAAATTGATTACTGAATGGAAGCATGATATACTTCCGCTTGTCTACTACATTGCTCTTGAACCTTGATGAATAAGAAATTTTTGTGGGTGGAAGAGTACAGACCTCATACTCTTGAGGATTGTATTCTTCCGGTGAATATTAAAAACTCCTTTAAAGGATTTATTGAACAGAAAGAGATACCCAATCTTCTCCTTTCTGGTTCTGCTGGAGTAGGAAAAACCACAGTTGCGAAAGCAATCTGTGATGAAATTGGCGCCTCCTACATTGTGATCAATGGATCTGATGAGGGGCGTTTCCTGGATACAGTTCGAAACAAGGTCAGGCAGTTCGCCACGACTGTCTCATTGACCTCTGGGGCAGCCCACAAGGTCGTCATTATCGACGAGGCAGACAATACCACAAGTGATGTCCAACTCTCGCTCAGGACGGCTGTAGAGGAGTTTCATGGCAACTGCCGCTTTATCTTTACTTGCAACTTCCCAAACAAAATCATTGACCCACTACACTCTCGGTGTACAGTAATCGATTTTAAAATTAACAATAAAGAAGTTGACAAATTACAGGCAAAGTTTTTTGCTCGACTCAAACATATTCTTGATGAGAATACAATTGAGTATGATGATAAAATTTTGATCAAGTTGATCAAACGTTACTATCCAGATTGGCGGAGATTGATTAATGAAACGCAGAGACACAGTGCCAACGGACGGATTGATTCTTCTATTCTTATTGACATTGCCGACATTAATCTGAATGATTTGGTTCAGGCACTAAAGAACAAAGAGTTTACTACAGTCAAGAAATGGGTTGTGGATAACATTGATAATGATCCGGCTATTGTGATGAGGAAACTTTATGATTCTCTTTATGATACGCTTAAGGGACCTTCCATCCCCGAAGCAGTTTTGATCATTGCCAAATACATGAGGGACATCACGGTTGTTGCTGACCAAGAAATTAATCTTCTTGCTTGTCTCACTGAAATTATGATGGGGTGTGAATTCAAATGATTAATTTTCAATCCGAAAGTAAAAAAACAGGAGATGAATTTGAATCTCTTGTAGAACAAGATTTAATTTCTCGTGACGGAATTATAGTTGGTAAAGATTATTGTGTTAAAGAACTTGGAATAGAGTTGGATTACATTGCTGATCTGCCAGACAGAACTGAATACGTGGAAGCAAAGGGTGGTCGTACTGGAGGTAAAAAACGTCCAGGAGCACAGCGAACAGATAATGTTAAAAAAGCTGTGTGTAATGGTGCGTTACTCAAACATCTTTATCGTTCTGCTTATTACGTAATATATTTTTCTGCTCCACCAAAACCAGACAGTTATTCTTATAATATGATTGAAGCTGCACTTGAAGCTAATTACGTTGATGAAGTTAGATATCTATGAAAGTAAAAACAACTCCAGAAAATGTTCGTGAGGCAAACGAAGCGTTGTTTCATGCTACGATGAATCTTCCCCAGGCTGCTGTTCATTGTGGTATGACTCAGAAAGAAATGAAAATGACTTTCCGAGAATATTTAAAATACCACCCACCCATATGGGACGGCAAGCAAACTGGCACAAAGCAACTCAAGGTGTTGGAAGACCTTGCTATGATTGATGAAACCGAAGGAGGATTTTAATTATGAAATGCCGTGTTCAACTCTATGTCGCTGGTAAAGTATTCAATGAAGAAGTAGAAGCTCGTAACTATCAAGAAGCAAAAGAAACTGCTCTTGCTAGGAATCCCAATGCTAAAGTGATGGGTGTGACTGCCATATGAAATATGAATTGAAAGATTATTTAAATTCAATTAACCAAACAAAAAAGAATATTCTTGCTGACGACGAGGAAGCTACCAAAGCATATCCTCCCTTTATTATCAATAAATGTTTGTCGTCGTTTACAGATTCTATTCTATATGCTAATGAGATGAATAAAAATTCTCATTTGCCAAAGAAGCTCCAATTTGATTTCCTTATAAATACTTTGAAGCCGAGAAAGAGATTCTCTCACTGGGTTAAAAAACAAACACTTGAGCATCTTGATTTGGTGAAAGAGTATTATGGCTATAGTCATAACAAAGCTCTGGAAGCATTAAGGATACTTACGACAGATCAACTTGAAGCTATCAAAAAAGTATTGAATAAGGGTGGAACAAAATGACAACTGACATTATAATCCAGTGGCAGCAATCTGATATGGTAGAGGTTTCTCTGGCTGAGCCAGACGACTTTTTAAAAGTTCGTGAAACTCTTACTCGTATTGGTGTTGCTTCTAGGAAAGAAAAAAAGATTTATCAATCTTGCCATATTCTTCATAAGCAAGGTAGATATTATATCGTTCACTTTAAGGAACTGTTTGCTCTCGACGGAAAGCATACTAATCTTTCTTTGAATGATGTTCAACGTAGGAATCGGATCATCCAATTACTTTCTGATTGGGGGCTAATTACTGTAATCACCCCAGAAAAAATTGTGGATGTAGCTCCTCTTAACCAGATTAAAGTCCTTGCTTTCAAAGAGAAAGATGAGTGGACACTAGAGAGCAAGTATAACATTGGTAGAAAAAAACCAGCTGAAGAATGATTGAAAACATTTTAGATCATGCTCATTGTAAAGTAAAAGATACTCATAAAAATTTGCATCGTTGGAAAAATTGGGAAGCAAACACACCATTTGCTCCCATCTTTGATCTTCCATTGTGGATAGAAGATTTTGATCCGTGGTTTATGGATGAGTTGATTGAGATAATTCAAAAAAATAATTCTGGTATTTGTCACGATGTTTGGAAAAATTATAATATTTTTCAATGGGATAACGATGTTATAAAATATTTGTTAAAAATTATTCGTAACATTTATGACAATTATATGTTATCTCTTAATTTGAATAGTAATGATGATATTTGGATTCGGGGATGGGCAGTAAATTTGAAAAAAAATGATGGATTAAAAATTCATTGTCATTCATATCACGAAAATACTTATCTTAGTGGAAATATTATGGTGAGTTCAAATGATACTACAACTGATTATGCTATTCCTCATCTTACTAATTACTATGGATTTTACAAAGTACAAAATATTCCGGCTAGAATAACTTTATTTCCTTCTTGGGTTCTGCATAAAGTTGATCCAATAAAAGATGAAGACAGGTTTTCTATAGGGTTTGATTTATTTACAAAACATAGCATGGAATATGCTAATCATGATATCAATGATCCTATCAATAACTCTATTTTATTAGTAAAATCCGAATAATTTTGTGCGGGTTTCTACACTTTCTTTTTTAATACTCTTCAATATATAATATTAAGAGATGCCTTCGGGGTCTCGATTACTACTTGCTTATTAAAGGAGAACAACAATGACCAAATACACTTGGGATATATATTCCCCGTTCGCTGTGGGTTTAGAAGATGTGTTTAATCAACTAGAAACTATGTCTGGCCACAACACAAGCTATCCCCCATACAACGTTATCAAACACGACAGTGCCAACTACGAAATTGAAATCGCTCTTGCTGGGTTTAAAGCAGACGAAATTGAAGTATCTACAGAACAAAATATTCTCAAAGTTGCCAGTAAAATTGAGAAACGAGATACTGGAAGAAATTATGTTCACAAAGGATTGTCTAAACGTTCCTTTGTAAACACATGGAAACTAGGTGAAGATGTAAAAATATCTTCTGTAGAGTTTACTGATGGTCTTTTATCAATTCTATTGGAGAAGATTATTCCAGAACACCAAAGAAAAACAATGTATACGATTGGTGCTTCTGAGAAACAACTTCTTGCAGAAGCATAAATAGATCGTATTGTTGCCGCTCGGGGGCTCGACTGGCAAAATCCAGTTGACACCCCCTTTTTTTTGTGCTATACTGTTAACGTTCTAATTGGAAAATTATGGAAAATACAAACGCTGCTATTGTTATTATGAAAACCGGATCACAAATTATTTGTGATCTCAAAGAAATGTTTGATGGTGAGGGTGAAGATCGGAAAGGCATATGCCTTTTGATGGTTCATCCATATGAACTTTCTCTCATCTCTGTTGATGGAGATGACAACTCGATGGATATGCAAGTTAAATTTAGTAGGTGGTGTCCCTACTCTTCAGATTACGAATACAAAATTCCTTATGATTCTGTAACAGCTATTGGAAATCCTGATTCTGGTTTACAAGAAGCATATCGTTTAAAAATTGAACAAGTAACTCAAGCAATGAATCAGGATGCTATTCCTCAACAGGAAGAAGCAATCAACCCAGAAGTTATTGCAGATGAATGAAACTATTAAACTGTTGATGTTTGCTGGGGTCTGGATTATTTCAGAAGTTGAAGAGATTCCTGACGTAGAGTTCGGAGACCCCGACTGTGTGCTAAGATACCCATATCAAGTAGACGGATCCTGTCTGGGTCCGTTTCCCCAGCACTCTAGGGAACGAGAATTTATTATCAGATCATCTGACATCAGTTTAATTACTGATCCATCTGATTTTCTGTTTAATCAATACCGTGATCTGACTGCTACTGAAATCCCTGTCCCCACTGAAGAAGAACCTACGGAATGAAATTTTACACCAGTGTTGAACAATCGGGAAATTCTATTCTCGTTCGTGGTTATGAAAATGGTAAAAAATTTCAAGACAAAGTAAGGTTTAATCCAACACTGTTTCTTCCTTCTCCCAAGAAGGAAGAATGGAAAACACTTGACGGTAAAAACGTTCGTCAAATTAAGCAGGGTAGCATTCGTGATGCCAAGCAGTTTATTCAGGATCACAAAGATATTGATGATTTTCAAATCTATGGTCAAACTCGGTTTTTAAATCAATATATTTTTGAAGAGTATCCTGGTGATGAGATCCAATACGACACCAGTAAAATTCGTGTATTTACTCTTGACATTGAAACAGGTGCCGAGAATGGTTTCCCAGATATAGAATCTGCTGACCAAGAGATTCTTTTGATCAGTATTAAAGATAGCGATCTAAGAAGGATTACTGTATTTGGATCTCGCCCATACGACAACAATGATAATGAAGTAAACTATCTTCATTTTGATTCTGAAATTGGGTTGCTTAAGGGATTTCTTCATTGGTGGATAGAAAATTATCCCGATGTAATTACTGGATGGAATGTTCAATTGTTTGACATTCCATACATCTATCGTCGCATTGAACGTATGATCGGGGAAGCAGAAGCTCGCCTTCTGTCTCCCTGGAAAAATACTATGGAACGGGAGATTTTTATTCGAGGTCGTAAGAATTTTGCTTATGATCTGATGGGGATTGCTACGCTGGATTATCTGGAACTGTATAAAAAATTTACTTATACTAACCAAGAATCATACAGGCTTGATCACATTGCCTTTGTTGAATTAGACGAAAAGAAACTTGACCACTCCGAGTTTGATACGTTCAAAGAATTCTACACCAAAGACTGGGACAAGTTTGTTAAGTATAATATTCATGACGTTCGCCTAGTAGATCGTCTTGATGATAAAATGAAACTTCTGGAACTTGCTTTTACTATGGCATATGATGCCAAAGTAAATTTTGAGGATGTTTATTCTCAAGTTCGTATGTGGGATAATATCATTTACATCTATCTTGCTAAACAAAATATTATAATTCCTCCCAAGAAAGAAAGTGTAAAAGATAATAAGTATGCTGGTGCCTACGTCAAAGAACCTATTCCTGGTATGTATGACTGGGTAGTGAGTTTCGACTTGAACTCGCTATATCCTCACTTGATCATGCAATATAATTTATCACCAGAAACACTTCTTACTGATAGAGTTTCTGTAGATGTAGATACTTTACTGAATAAACAATTTGATACTTCGTATTTGGATGGCAAAACTTTGTGTGCCAATGGTACTCATTATGATATTACCTTTCAAGGTTTCTTACCAAAATTAATGGATAAGATTTACGAAGAACGTACTATCTACAAAAAGAAAATGCTTGTTGCTAAGCAACAGTACGAAAACAATCCAACGGTTGAATTAAAGAAGGAGATTTCTCGTTGTAATAACATTCAGATGGCACGTAAGATTCAACTTAACTCTGCCTATGGTGCTATTGGTAATGAACACTTTCGTTATTATAAACTGGAAATTGCTGAGGCAATTACTATGTCTGGGCAACTTGCCATTCGATGGATTGGTGATCGAATGAATGCTTATCTAAACAAAGTTCTTAAAACAAAGGATGTTGATTATGTTATTGCTTCTGATACTGATTCTATGTACTTGTGCCTGGATGGGTTGGTACAGAGTGTATACAAAGGAAGAGAGGTTCCTAATGAGAAAATTGTTGGGTTCCTTGATAAGGTCTGTTCGGTGGAACTTGAACCTTTTATTGAAAGTTCTTACCAAGAGATGGCCGACTACCTAAATGCTTATGCTCAGAAGATGAAGATGAAGCGTGAAAATATCGCCAATCGTGGCTTCTGGACTGCTAAGAAACGTTATGTTCTTAACGTGTGGGATAGTGAAGGTGTTCGATACAAAGAACCAAAGATGAAAATCTGTGGAATGGAAACCGCTAGATCTTCAACCCCCTCGTACTTTAGGGATAAATTATACAAAGCTTACGAAATTATTATTAATCAAACTAATGATAATATCATTGATTTTATTGAACAAATAAAACAAGATACTAAACAACAGGGATATCTTGATATTGCTTTTCCGAGAGGGTGTAATGGACTACAAAAATATTCAAATCGCACAAAAATTTATGCGGAGAGGACTCCTATTCAGGTCAGAGGTGCATTACTGTATAATTACTATGTACGAAGTAATGATCTTACTCACAAGTACCCTCTTATCCAAGAAGGAGAGAAGATTAAATTTCTCTACCTCAAAATGCCCAACCCCATCGGGGAGAATGTAATTTCATTCTTTAACACATTACCAGAGGAATTTAATTTAGATAAGTACGTGGACTACAAAACACAATTTGACAAGTCGTTTTACGAACCGCTGAAAAATGTGCTAGAATGTATTGGATGGGATACTGAGCGTAAAGTATCGCTTATGAGTTTTTTCAATTAGGAGGTTTATGGATTTTTTACAACAAGTAATTAAAGACAGCAAGAATGAATACGCTTCATTTGTTTCTGATGGCATTGCTGCTGGCGATGTCGAATCTTTTGTTGACACTGGCAGCTACGTATTTAATGCTTTGGTTTCAGGATCGTTGTTTGGAGGAATCCCCTCAAACAAAATCACTGCTATCGCTGGAGAATCTGGCACAGGAAAGACATTCTTTTGTCTCTCTGTCGTTCGTAATTTCCTCGATAGCAACCCCGATGCTGGTGTTATATATTTTGAAACTGAATCTGCCATCAGTAAGAACATGATTGAAAGCAGGGGGATTGATTCCAAACGGATGATCATCTTCCCAGTTGATACAATCGAAGAGTTTCGTACTCAAGCTGTTCGTATCATTGATAAGTTTATTGAACAACCTAAAGTTGAGCGTAAGCCTCTTATGTTTGTTCTAGATTCTCTTGGTATGCTTGCCACCAATAAAGAAATTGATGATGCTACTAATGATAAAAACGTGAGAGACATGACCAAAGCACAGCTTACCAAATCTGTGTTTAGGGTTCTAACTCTCAAGTTAGGCAAAGCAAATATTCCCATGTTAGTTACGAATCATACCTACGATGTTATTGGCTCTTACGTTCCTACAAAAGAAATGGGTGGTGGTAGTGGTCTTAAGTATTCCGCTTCTAGCATCATCTATCTTAGCAAAAAGAAAGAAAAGGATGGAACAGATCTCGTCGGAAACATTATTAAGTGTGAGGCGAAGAAGTCCCGTTTGACAAGGGAAGGATCTAAGATTGAAACTCGGTTGTTCTTTGACGAACGTGGTCTCGAAAAGCACTACGGTCTGCTAGAATTGGGTGAACGTGCTGGGATCTGGAAAAATGCCGCTGGTCGATACGAGGTTAATGGTAAGAAAATTTACGGTAAGGAAATTCTAAAAAATCCTGAGGAATACTTCACTGATGAAGTGATGGCAAAACTTGAGGAACAAGCGGCAATTGAATTTCTTTACGGAGTAAATAATGACGGAGAAGATTGAACAATCAATTTTAAGAAATCTTCTTTGTAACGAAGAGTATTACCGAAAGGTAGTACCTTTTCTCAAAGAAGATTACTTTCAAGAAATTGATGAACGTATTATATTTGAAGAGATTCAAGATTTCTCTACCAAATATGATAAGCTTCCTACAAAAGAAGTTTTAATTATTAATCTGCAAAATAGAAATGACCTTACTGAAGAAGTTTTTAAAGAAAGTATTTCAAAAATCGAAGGATTTAGTACCGAGTGGGTTGATAACGAATGGCTTGTCAACACAACTGAAAAGTGGTGTAAAGATCGGGCCATATATAACGCCCTACTCCAGTCAATTAAAATTGCTGACGGGGGAGATCCGAAGTTATCAAGAGATGCTATCCCGACCATCCTTCAAACGGCCTTGGCAGTATCGTTTGATGAATACATTGGTCACGACTACGTAGATAATGTAGAGCAACGTTACGAATATTATCACAGAGATGAAACAAAGATTCCTTTTGATCTTGAAAAGTTTAATCTCATTACTAAAGGTGGTATGCCAAACAAAACGTTAAACGTTATTTTGGCTGGTACAGGGGTGGGCAAATCTTTGTTCATGTGTCATTGTGCTGCTAGCTGTTTATCTCAGGGAAAAAATGTTATATACATTACTCTTGAGATGGCAGAAGAAAAAATTGCTGAAAGAATTGACGCCAATTTACTTAATGTAAACATTAAAGATATTGTTGGCATTTCTGAAGCAGTATTTACATCTCGTGTTCAGCAGATTGGTAAAAAAACTCAAGGTAAACTTATCATTAAAGAATACCCAACTGCCTCTGCTCATGCTGGACACTTCAAATCACTTCTTAGTGATTTAAGTCTGAAGAAAGATTTTCGACCAGATATTATCTTTATTGATTATCTTAACATCTGTGCTTCTTCTAGATACAAAGGTCATATTGTAAATTCATACACCTATGTCAAAGCAATTGCTGAAGAACTTAGGGGACTAGCTGTTGAGCATGATGTACCAGTTGTTACTGCTACTCAAACTACTCGTTCTGGGTTTGGCAATTCTGATGTTGATCTTACTGACACTTCAGAATCCTTTGGTCTTCCTGCTACTGCTGACTTTATGATTGCCCTTATTGCCACTGAGGAGCTTGAACAATCTGGTCGTATCATGGTTAAACAACTCAAGAACCGATACAACGACCCGACATATTACAAGCGATTCACTGTAGGTGTTGACAGATCAAAGATGCAGTTGTATAATGTAGATGACTCGGATGGCGATATTACCTCCGACAAAGAAGAGGAAACCTACGAAAACTTAGGTGAAACTTCTAACAAACAAAACCGCCTTGATAAATTTTCTAAATTTGTAATTTAACTTATGTCTGACACTATTGTATTTCAACGTTACGAAGAATTTGTAGATGCTGTTACCAGCGATGCTTCTAAAGATTTTTGTTCACTGGCTGATCGCCTTGTTGAACTGGATTCTAAGGGTGCCAATATTGAACGATTGCTTACTGCTGGCGTTGGCATTAACGCTGAGGGTGGTGAGTTTCTTGAGATTGTTAAGAAGATGTTATTTCAAGGAAAGCCTTGGAACGAAGATAATCGGGAGCATCTTATTATTGAACTTGGTGATATTATGTGGTATGTTGCTCAAGCAACCCAAGCTCTTGGAGTTTCCTTTAATGAAGTCATTGAGCGTAATGTAAGTAAACTTGAAAAGCGTTATCCAGGTGGAGCGTTTGACATCTACTATTCTGAAAACAGAGTAGAAGGTGATCTCTAAATAGAACTGATAGAGTTCAAGTCCCTGTTATATCCTTGAGGTATAACACACTTGAACCATCTGGAAGGTCAATCCGATTGGCGACGGAACCTGTCTTGAAAACAGTTGAGGTGTTAAAGCCCTTGGGCGTTCGACTCGCCCACCTTCCGTTTAGGGGAATTAGCTCAGTTGGTAGAGCATCGCCTTTGCAAGGCGGGTGTCAGGAGTTCGAGTCTCCTATTCTCCATTAGAAATAAATAAAAATAAAACATTTAATGAAATCTTTCAAGCAGCTAAAACAAGAAGTAACTCAAGAAAGATATATTCAAAAACAAATTTTTCAAGAGGGTGACTATATTATGTCATCCCTTACAGGGGATAAAGGAAAAATACTCCGCTCAGGAGTTAACTACGTAATTGTAGTATCTGAATCTGGTAAGATGTTTAGAGCATGGGTAAAAGATATTCGTGATATTAACATAGATGAAAACATAAATAAAGAAAGAAACAACACCACCAGTATCTTTGCAAATGGAAAGACAGAAAGCAACAACGGAAATTAAAAATATGGATGCTTTTTCAGAAGCATTGATTCGATCTGTGGTATATCATCTTGGCGAAGAAGGAATTCCCTCACTACAGAAAAAGGGTGACGAAAATAACTTTGCAAAAAAAGATCCAAAGGAAAAAGCTTCGGCAGCAGATCCAGCTATTAATATTGCTGGTGGCACAGGAGTAAAACAATCTCACGGAGCTGAGATTAAACATACTAATGTTGTTGCTAAAGACGTTCAGAAAGAAGAAGCAGAACTAGAGGAAGCTAAGAATAAGGAAGGCAAAGAGCAAGGTGCTGATGGTAAAGCATGTTGGGATGGTTATAAGTATGCCGGAACCAAAAATGGTAAAGACAAGTGTGTGAAGTCAGAAGAATGGGAAGGAAGCAAAGAAGATAAAAAAGAAGACGAGAAGCTTGCTAAGAAAAATAAAATGTCTCTCAAAGATTGGGAGAAGTCAGATGCTGATAAAAAGCATGACATGAAGAAAGAAGAAGTAGAGAAGAAAGAAAAAGAAAAAGACGAAGGTGGTAAGCACAAAGAATACAAACATGCTCCTGGTAAAGAAGAGAAGGGAGAAAAGAAAACTGAAAAAGAAATGAAAGAGCAAGTAACTCTTCGTGACATTGTTGAGAAAGCTGTAAGCAAATCACAACAAAGATTTATGGGTATGGTTCACGCCAAGAAAAAAGGCGACATGGAAGGTGGCTCTAAAGAAGTTAAACAAGCTGCTGCTTCTATGACTGATAAAGAAGCTACCAAATTTGCTTCTACTAAGCATAAGGGTCTTCCTGAAAAGAAAACTAAGAAAGAAGATTATGACGTAGATGCAGCTAATCAATTGTGGTCAGAAGTTGGTAAAAGATTAGAAAAACTTGGTGAAATGGACAACGCTAAATTTAAAGTCATTGGCGAGAAAATGGATCCAGTTGGCAAAGAAGATTCTGATGTCAACAATGATGGCAAAGTAGATAAGCAAGATAAGTTTTTGAAAGGTCGCCGTTCAAAAATAAGCAAGATCATTGCTGCTAAGAAAAAGGTTGATGAGATGATTGCTTTAGAGCAGGAGATCATTGCTGAAAAAAAGTAACTTCGGCAGAACCTACCGTAGAGGTAATGCCAGAGATTCCTACTAAACAAGATCCAGAATATAAAGATAACCGAAAAAAATATAATAAATATATTAATAAAGCTCTCAAATCTCAAAAGAAAGATAGTATAAATATTACAGGAAAACCCTAAAATTCCCGGAGAAAAATTATGTCAGTTCTAATCGCATGGGCACTTGCTAATCAAGCACTTATTGCAACTGTACTCTTTGCAGTTTCAGAAGCACTTGGCGCAAATCCAAATATCAAAGCCAACGGTCTTCTTTCACTTATTCTTTTACAAGTTCAAGCACAACTAAAAGCAAAAGGTGGAAAAGATTTAACTCCCTGAGTTAAATAAACAAAATAATATTTACTAGGGGGAGTTAACTAACTCCCCTTTTTTTATAAATATATTTTAGATATAAAGTTCATGTTGGGGAAATTAAATGACTCTCTACAGTCGTTCAGAAAATAACGCACAAAGTTTAAAAGTATTAAACACTACGGAAAAAAATTCTGTAGACAAATACAATTCCGGTAATTCTAGAATTGTTGATGGCTCTAGCACAGTTGCTGGTTCTCAGGGTTATGCTGATGCTGCCCGTAGAACAATTTTTATTGATGATGTGGAAGCAACACTTCCCGAGAACAGAGAGCGTGGTTTGACTGCTCCTGGCTGGTGGGAGTATTTTACATATACTGATGCTTCTGGCAACACTCGCCATAAGGCACAGCACCTTGTAGCATTTAAAGATGCTCCTAGAAATCTTGCTGACCTTGATGATAACGTAGCGGCAGACGTAGCATCGGCTATTACAATTTCCGTTCAACCTGCTGCACAGACCACGTATGGACCGGTGGGTGCTGTTCGTACCTTTACTAGAGCTGGTACTGCCGCTGCCGGAACAGGAACTTACACCGTCACTGGATCCACTGCTGGCATTGCAATTAATAATGTTTCTGGTGGTGCAGCCCCAGCCTCTACCGGATTTGAATACACGGTTTCTCGTTCTGGCGGAACCTATACGGTTACGAAAGTAACTGGTGGTTCGGGATTTGCAGCTAATGACACAATTGTAGTCAAAGGAAGCACTCTTGGTGGTGTAGATACAACTAATGACCTTACAATTACTGTGTCCACAGTTGCTACTGGTGCTGCTACCTTCTCTGTCACAGCAGCAGCTTCTACTGGTTCACTTGTTTATCAGTGGCAGCGTAGAACCAGTACTGCTGGTAAGTGGGCTAATGTTTCTGGAGCCAATAGCTCTTCACTAGCTCTTGCTACACTTACTACAGCTTCTGACGGGTATCAATATCGTGTGAAACTCACATCATCTGCTGGTGCAGAAGAAGTGATTTCTAATGCTGCTACTCTCACTGTAACTGCTGCCTGATACTAAATGAACTTCGGTGAGTTGACTAAAGATAATTGGATTATCTTTGCTATTAAACATTATGAAAATCCTTTTTCGGTAACGTATGAAGATTTTGAAGAAGATTTGAATAAATTTAAATACATTAAAAGATTACTTCGTCGTTATGAAATGACGGGTGAGTTGAAAACCCATCTTATTTTAAATCATATCATTCTACTTTATAATGTATTTGGCGATGCTTCTACACCACTGCTATTTTTTAAAATAGAAGCAACATATTGGTCTATACTGAAGGCATTTTTGCTTTTCCTAAATAGATTACCGGACACATTAAACAATAATGTTGATCAAGAATGTCTAAAACAACTGAATCTACTATAAATGAAATGATTAATTCTGTCGGTGACGGCAGTGGGCTTCAATTGCCACCTGCCTTTGTTTTGGTTAATCCAAAACAACATCGCAAATATAAAAAAAGTAATCAAAATTATGTTGATGGTAGATCCAAAGGAGCAAAAAATTTACTCTCTCGTATTAACCGCCGCAAAAAAATGAAAGAAGAATTAGAAACAATTATTTCTGAAGCGGCTCCCTCAGAAACTGAGAGAGCCCAGAAACAAATTGGTCAGCAGAAAAAACTTAATCGTCAAAAAGATCTTCAAAAGAAACGAGACGAAGCTAAGAATAAAATGATGACGAAGACAAAGGAAATGGATACTTTGATGAAAGCTCGTCTGGCCGACTTCAAAAAGAAAGCTTCTGATCAACAGAAGAAAGTAATGAAAAACTCATATGAACCTGGAAATAATACTATTATGGAAAACGTTTCGTTAGATGCTATTGATGTTGCAATGGAAGTTGCTACTTCAGAATTAACTCATGGAGAAACACACTTCGCCAAAATTCAATTTGACGACGGCAGTGTTCAAAATCTAGATAACTTTTCGGCTAAAAAAATTGCAGCTACGTTTGCTTCTCTTTCGCCAGAAAATCAAGAACAGTTTAGATACATGCTCAATAAAAATGCTACATCATATCAAAGTGCTCTTGATTTTGCTATCAGAAATATCTAGGAGGAAATCATGCCTTTCGGATTTAATAATAAAACTGAACTATCAGTTTTAGAAGCAAAATTTTCTATCTATGAAGATCTCTCTAAAGAGATGCTTGACAAACTTGAGAGAGCCGTAGATAAAATTAGCGAGAGCAATCAGAACGTTGCTCTTATTCTTGAAAGGCATGAGTCCCGTTTAGAGCAAGCAACTAAAACAGACAACCTTATTGTCAAAATGATGGAAGAGTTGAAAGAAACACTTGATACTCGAATCAAAACAATTGAAAAAAAGGTTGAAGAGTATGGTAAAATCAAGTGGATGATTGTTGGTATGGGTGTGCTGTCTGCCATCCTTGCTACTGCTGTATCCACTTTGGCTTCTGGGTGGTTGACACCAGGCGAATTAGGGTTTAGAATGGAGCACAGATACGTGCCCAACCCAGAAAACATTACTAAATGAGTTACATTGACGCCAAATTCATTGGCCTTATATCACCCCAACTTGAAAAATTTACAAAGAAAAAAGAATCCCTTTACAATTTTCGATGCCCTTACTGTGGAGACAGTCAGAAGCACAAGAATAAAACTAGAGGGTATATTTTTAAAATAAAAAATGACTTTGTATTCAAATGCCACAACTGTGGTGTAGGAAGAACCTTTACTAATTTTTTAAAAGATAACTGTGTACAATTGTACAATCAGTATATCATGGAACGTTATCGTGAAGGATTGACGGGAAAAAATACACAGACCAAAAATCCCGAATTTAATTTTACTAAACCAGAGTTTCGTAAACGTAAAACAGGTATAGATCTGGAAAAGATTTCGGAACTAAATACTACACATCCAGCTAGGGTGTACTTAGAAGAACGAAAAATTAAAGAACTGGATTATTTTTACTACTGTCCCAAATTTAAAGAATGGACAAACTCTCAGGTGGATGTATTTCCAAACCTGAAGCAAGATGGTCCTAGAATTATCATACCACTTAGGGATAAAGATGGAAACATGTTTGGGTATCAAGGTCGCTCCTTGGCTCCTAAAGCAAAGATCAGATATATTACAATCATGTTGGATGATTCTAAGACCAAGATATTCGGGATGGATAGGGTAAACCAAGATGAACTAATCTATGTTACTGAAGGACCATTCGACAGTATGTTCCTTTCAAATAGCATTGCTATGTGTGGTAGTGATGTCAATCTCGGCGGTGGTGATTATAGACTGGTGTATGTCTTTGACAACGAACCCAGAAATAAACAAATTGTTTCAAAATATTCGAAAGCAATTGATGATGGAAACAGGATAGTCATTTGGCCTCCTGGAATTGATGATAAGGATATTAATGATATGATTAAGGCTGGACATAATGTTCAGAATGTAGTAGAATCAAATACCTATCAAGGACTAGAAGCAAAACTTAAATTAATCGAATGGAAGAAAGTATGAGCAACGGCATTCAAGTTAAAAAACGTGAAGGTTTAATCGAACCACTTAATCTAGATAAAATTCATCGTATGGTTGAGGAAGCCTGTGATGGATTAGCTGGAGTATCTGCTTCTCAAGTAGAAATGAATTCAGGAATTCAATTTTACAATGGTATCACTACAGAAGAAATTCAAGAGATTCTAATTCGTTCTGCAAGTGATCTTATTTCACTAGAGAATCCTAATTACCAATTTGTAGCAGCTCGCCTTCTTTTGTTTTCTCTTCGCAAACAAGTATTTCATAAAAATATTTGGAAAGAAGGAATGCCCAACGTCTATGACGTAGCTCTATACAATTCCACTATCCTTAAAGTATACGATGAAGAAATTCTGGATAAGTATAGTGACGAAGATTGGATTAAAATTAATTCTTGGGTAGAACATGATAGGGATTATCTATTTTCCTATGCTGGTCTTCGTCAAGTAGTTGATAAGTATTTGGTTCAAGATCGTAGTAATGCTGAGATATTTGAAACTCCTCAGTATATGTACATGATGATTGCCATCACCTTGTTTGCTGATTACCCATTAACTTCCCGTCTAGATTACGTTCGTCGTTATTACAATGCCATCTCAAAGCACAAAATCAACATCCCCACGCCAATCATGGCAGGAGTCAGAACGCCACTTAGACAGTTCGCTAGCTGTGTTCTTATTGATGCTGATGACACCCTCAATAGTATCTTTACTAGCGATATGGCTATTGGGAGGTATGTTTCTCAAAGGGCAGGCATCGGTATCAACGCTGGTAGAATCCGTGGCGTCAACAGCAAAATTAGAGGGGGCGAAGTTGCTCACACTGGGGTTATCCCATTCCTCAAAAAGTTTGAAGCAACTGTCCGATGCTGTACACAAAATGGCATTCGTGGTGGATCAGCTACAGTCCACTTTCCAATCTGGCACCAGGAAATAGAAGACATTATAGTTCTCAAAAACAATAAGGGAACCGAAGACAACCGTGTTAGGAAACTTGATTATTCTATTCAAATTAGCAAACTATTTTATGAAAGATTTATTCAAAACGGGAATATCACTTTATTCTCACCTCACGATGTTCCTGGTCTTTATGATGCTTTTGGCACTCCTGAGTTTGATAATTTGTATACCTCTTACGAATCAAATTCTTCAATCCCACAAAAAACTATCGGTGCTCAAGAACTGATTCTTGATCTTTTAAAAGAACGTGCCGAAACTGGTCGTATTTACATCATGAATATTGATCACTGTAATACACACTCATCGTTCAAAGATAAAGTTTACATGAGTAATCTTTGTCAAGAAATTACTCTTCCTACAGATCCACTTGAACATATTGATGGCGCTGGCGAGATTGCTTTGTGTATTCTTTCTGCTATTAATGTGGGCAAACTAAAGAACCTTGATGAACTTGAAGAACTGTGTGACCTTGCTGTTCGTGGCTTGGAAGAATTGATTGATTATCAAAACTATCCAATCAAAGCTGCCGAACTATCAACCAAGAATCGTCGTTCACTTGGTATTGGTTATATTGGACTTGCACATTATCTTGCAAAACATGGAGAACATTACGATGACCCAGGAGCATGGAAACTCGTCCACAACCTTACTGAAGCTTTCCAGTTCTATCTACTCAGAGCCTCAAACAAACTTGCTAAGGAAAAGGGAAGCTGTGGATATTTTGACAGAACAAAGTATTCAGAAGGTATCCTCCCAATCGACACTTATAAGCGTGATGTCGATGAAATCTGCGATCCAACTTTGAGATATGAATGGGAAATTTTACGTGCCAACATTCAGGAATATGGGCTACGACATAGCACACTGTCCGCACAGATGCCTTCGGAGAGCAGTTCCGTTGTGTCAAATGAAACAAATGGAATTGAACCACCTAGAGACTACCTGTCCGTTAAGAAATCAAAGAAAGGACCTCTCAAGCAAATTGTCCCCTCTTATCAATCTCTTAAAAACAACTATACGTTGCTGTGGGATATGCCTAGCAATACTGGTTATATTAATATTGTTGCAGTTATGCAAAAGTTCTTTGATCAAGCGATATCTGGAAACTGGTCGTATAATCCAGAAAATTATCCCGATAATGAAGTTCCTGTGTCAGTAATGGCTCAAGATTTTCTCAATACTTACAAGTATGGATGGAAAACTTCTTACTATCAAAACACATATGATAATAAGACGGATGACACTACAGAAGATAAATCCAAACAAGATGTTGGAGACCTGCTTAACGACATATTAAATTTACCTGAGGATGATTGTGACAGTTGCAAAATTTAAAATTAATAAAACTACAATGAATCAAATTGAAGGAATGACAGTATTTAATACTGAGGAAGTCAACATACTTAAACAACCCATGTTCTTTGGCGCCCCTTTGGGTGTCCAAAGATATGATAGGTTTAAGTATCCTGTGTTTGATAAACTTACTGAGCAACAATTAGGATTTTTTTGGAGACCTCAAGAAGTTTCTTTGCAAAAAGATCGAGCTGATTTTCAATCACTTCGCCCAGAACAAAAGCATATCTTTACTTCTAATTTGAAGTATCAGATTCTTCTTGATTCTGTACAGGGTCGTGGTCCTGGTATGGCATTTTCTCCATACTGTTCTCTCCCTGAGCTAGAAGGTTGTATGAATATTTGGCAAGCTATGGAGATGGTTCATAGTCGTGCATACACTTACATCATCAAGAACGTGTATTCAGATCCGTCTGAAATATTTGATACTATCATTCATGACGAACAAATCATTCAACGTGCTCAAAGTGTTACTAATGCGTATGATGAATTTATTCAATCAGCTCAAGATTATTCTTCTGGTAATCAATGGCAACATCAACTAGAAGGTGTTCCTGCTGCCAAAGAAACACTGTATGATCTTAAACGTAAACTGTATCGTGCTGTTGCTAACGTAAATATTCTTGAGGGTATTCGATTCTATGTTTCCTTTGCTTGTTCGTTTGCCTTTGGTGAACTCAAACTTATGGAAGGCAATGCTAAAATCATTGGTCTGATTGCCCGTGACGAGTCTCAACATTTGGTTATCACGCAAAACATTCTAAACAAATGGCGTGAAGGTGATGATCCTGACATGGAACAAATTGCTAAAGAAGAACAGCAAACTGTTTATGATATGTTTAGAAATTGTGTAGAAGAAGAAAAGCTTTGGGCCGATTATCTTTTCAAAGATGGAAGTATGATTGGTTTGAATGCTAAACTTCTTCAAAAATATGTTGAGTGGATTGCTAATCGTCGGCTTAAGTCAATTGGTTTGAGTCCAATCTTTGATGCTCCTTTGAATAATAATCCATTGCCATGGACTGAGCATTGGTTATCCTCAAAAGGTCTTCAGGTAGCTCCACAAGAAACAGAAGTTGAATCGTATGTGATTGGTGGCATTAAACAAGATGTTAAAGCCAATACTTTTTCTGGATTCCAATTATAACTCAATAGATAAATACCTCCAGTGATGGGGGTATTTTATTATGAAACCACAATCAGCAAAGGCTAAAGGAAGATTACTCCAAAAATGGGTAAGAGATAAACTTATTGAGATGCTTGAAGTTCACCCAGAAGATATTGAATCTCGAAGCATGGGAGCGGGTGGGGAAGACCTTATCATGGCTCGTGCTGCTAGGTTAAAGTTCCCCCACAGCATTGAATGCAAGAATGTAGAGAAACTAAATATTTGGGAAGCTTACGAGCAGGCATCTGCCAACTGTGGTAACTACGAACCTATTGTTGTTATGAAAAAAAATGGCAAAAAACCATTAGTAGTTGTAGACGCAGAGTATTACATTCAATTATTCGGAGATAAAAATGACAAGAATTGACCTCAATAACTTTTTTGAATATTATGACCCAAAGAATCCAAAGCATGTTGCTGGTATAGAGCAACTTGAAAAGGTACTTGAACAGAAAGCACCAGAAGAATTGGAAGATAATTCTGGGTGGGTGAAAACTTTTAGAACCAAAGAAGAGAAACCAAAATCATCTGTACTTGCTGTACCATATTTTCCACAAACGGATAATTATAGAGATGCCAATAGAACTTGTAACTCTTCTTCCTGTGCTATGTGCCTTGAGTTTCTAAAACCGGGCACTCTAAAAGGAGCAAAAGGAGATGATGCTTACATTCAGAAAGTATTTGCAATTGGTGACTCAACAGATCACGAAGTTCAGACCCGTGTTCTTGAGAGCTATGGTGTTAAGTCACAGTTTAGTTACAATCTTTCTTTTGCTGATCTTGATAAAAGTTTATCTGCTGGTAAACCTATCGTTATTGGTATTCTACACAGGGGTTCTCTTTCTGCACCTACTGGCGGGCACATGGTTGTAGTGATTGGCAAGAGCCCTTCGGGGGATTATGTGGTAAACGACCCCTACGGCAGCCTCAACGACGGCTACACGGGCGCTGTAACCAACGGAAGGGGCGCTGTATACAAAAGAAGCGAACTAGCCCGTAGATGGGCTCCTGGTGGCACTGACGGGTGGGGCAGGATTTTCAAATGACTTTAAAAGCAGGAATAGATTTAATTAAAAAGTTTGAAGGTTGTAGATTAACATCATATCCAGATCCTGGAACTGGTGGAAAACCATATACAATTGGATGGGGTTCCACTAAAGATACACATGGAAATTCATTTGGATTGGGTGCAACTATCACTCAAGCACAGGCAGATACTTTATTAATGTATACAATAGAACATGAATATCTTCCACAACTTTCTAAAATTTCTCATTGGAATGAAATGAGTGATAATCAAAAAGGAGCATTACTATCTTTTGCTTATAATAATGGTGCTTATTTTATGGAAGATGGTTATCATAATACTATCGCAAAAGCATTGAAAGAAAAAAGATGGGTGGATGTTCCTAAAGCATTACTGCTTTATGTAAATCCTGGTTCATCAGTTGAAGTTGGTTTGCGTAAAAGAAGAACCGCAGAAGGTAAACTTTGGATTTCTTAACGACCTTCTTGTTTATGAATCCAAGTTTTCAACTCATGCAAATATTGCACTAGTTGCTCTGCTTTTTCATGATGCCATACATCTCCAGTAGATAGCCACTCTTGTCTGTGGTTATCTACTGCTTTTAGTATGTGATGTATCGGAGCATTCCAGGGTTCTCTTGTCGGAGTATTCCACTCTCTAGGCATTGTTCGGGTTTCCGTCACCAATTATATTTATTTGGGGTCTTGACAAAACCCTATATACGTGGTACAGTATGAATTCCTCATTCGTGAGGATCACATTATGAGACAGTGAGTGACAACTTGTGCCCAGGAAAGTGCCTCCCGAGAGGGTTGGTGTACCCCCTTTCTATTGGGATGTAGAATTCTATTTAACTAAATGCTTTTTAAAACACTTTCAATTTTAGCCATTGCCACTGTAGGATTAGCACCCCATCAAGCAAAGGCAGAGGGCGGATGTTCCCTCGCTTCACATTATGGAGTTGGTGATGGATATCATGGGCAGAGAACTGCCAGCGGAGAAAGATACAATGCTTATGGAAAATCAGTAGCACATAGGTGGTTGCCATTCGGAACTAGATTAAGAGTCACAAATCAACAAAATGGTAAATCAGTTATTGTTCGAGTGAATGATCGGGGTCCTTACGTGGGTGGTAGGGATCTAGACTTGTCTTATGGAGCATTTTCCTCCATTGCTTCTGTAGGTCAAGGTGTAGCCAGCATCTGTTACACACTGGTTTAATAACACCATAAATATTGGGGAGTGGCGCCGCTCCCCTTCCTATGTTTAACTTCGGTAAAAAGAAACCAGATATAAAACAATACGCTGTAGTTGGTGTAGTATTGACAACTATTATTGCCACGCTTTCTCAGTGTACAGGAATTAAACAAGATAGTATTTGGGATTTACTTGATGAAGCTCAAAGAAAATATTTTCCCCAAACTATTATCAACGATTTTATTATTAAAGACCCTGAAAAACTAGACAGAAGAATTCACCGAGATGTTGACAGAGCAATTGATAATTACTGGACACAATCTGGGTTATCAAAAGTAGAGGTATCAAAACCTCGATACATAGAAGAGAAGAACGACGACACAGTATGCTACAGTGATGAGTGCAAGGCACTCGGTCCACCTATGAGGTTATGTGCCCCATGGCTTGACACCTGCCCAAAAGACTGATATGATAGATGGGTGCTTGGGTTAGTAGCTCAGATGGATAGAGCAATTCACTTCTAATGAATTGGTCGGGGGTTCGAGTCCCTCCTAACCCGCTCGGGAAATTAGCTTAGCGGTAGAGCATTCGACTGATAATCGAAAGGTCGCTGGTTCAAATCCAGCATTTCCCACTTGACAATCAAATCAATACATGGTATGATTGTGCCACGGGCGATTAACTCAGCGGTAGAGTGCCTCCTTTACACGGAGATGGTCACTGGTTCGAATCCAGTATCGCCCATTACCCCTATAAATACTATGGATACTGATCGATACATAAAAATTCGTAAAGAACTTGAAGAATTGAAGAGGATGATTGGAAATGTTAATTATCAGATGCAAGAATTGCGGGAAAGTATTAGAGGAGCACCCATCACAACTGAAAAGTTGCCGGTGTCCGAACCTTACGGCCATCCGTGGCGGGAATATCAGCGGGATTGATCTTTCGTTGATAGAAATAGTTACTGGGTCTAAGCCAATGACTCAGAAATCGTTGCTATCCAAACAAGATCTGGAGTTTCAGGAACAGCGTAGACAACGCAAAGTCAGACGACTTGACTTTGAGGTGAGATGATGCTACACTGAATCAAGAACGGAATGTCGCCTAACTTGGTCATGGCACCTGCTTTGGGAGCAGGAATAATCTCGGTTCAAATCCGAGCATTCCGACTTATCATTATTATAAATTATGATAGAAATTACCCAAGATGAATTTGAAAAAAACTTCGATACTTATATGGATCGAGTTGAAAACGACAAAGAATTATTTTTAATTCGAATGCCTGATGGTAGAGCAACAGTAATGATGCCTGCCGATGAGTTAAATGAAATCACCACTGAAATTGGAGAATTATTAAATGACACTGAAATCACAGATTGAAATTGCTAAAGATGCTATAGGTGAAGCACTCATCATAGCTCTTCAGGAAAAAAATGAAACTGCGATTGGTAATTTATTTGATGCTTATAATAAAGTAGTTCAAATTAAAATTACCGAAACAAACAAAACCACATTTACTATTAGTGGAAATAATAATATGGCTGGTTTTCATGACGGCTATATTAATTTTGGTGCTGGTACTAGTAAAATCATTAGTACTGGAGTTGAGGATGCTATTACATTCACTTCTAATGGTCTGGATTAGACCTTAACTTATCCTGGTGGAGTCAACGTACCCTTTGTATAATATGCTGGAAACTAAAATGCGTATTGTCGAAAACCTCGACAATGGTGATCAAGTGATTACATATTTTGAAGTAAAGATGATTGACGAAAACTTTTATTATGTCTACAATGGAGTCAATCATGGACCATACAATGATTTTGATGATGCTGTGGAAGCAGCACACGAGGATTTAATTCCTCAACCTGTCTCGGAATGACACTAAAAGTGCCCTGGTCGGGATACCCCCCTCAATGAGTTTACGGCATCTCTAAAATGACGTTGGTGCGGATGGGGAATTCTTTCTCCGCCTGTTTCTTATTTCAGTAAAAAATAAGTGGCGAGCCTGCTCACGGGGATTGACTTCCCCACCCTGCGGTTGTAGTTCAGTGGTAGAACGCTATCCTTCCAAGTTAGATGTCGCTGGTTCGAATCCAGTCAGCCGCTTGCCCTAAAAGTTATAAAACTTTACATAGGGCATTAAGTAAACCTTATAGTTAATTATAAAATACTATGATGATTCGTTCTTTTATTGCCACTGCGGTGGTTGTTGCTACTGCTGCTGCTCCTGCAATGGCACAAGTAACTAGTGTCACTCAATTTAAAGATGTGCAACCTACTGACTGGTCTTACCAGGCTATTTCTAACCTGATTTCTCGTTATGGTTGTGTTGCTGGTTATCCTAATGGCACCTTCAAGCCTGGTCAACCTGCAACCCGTGCTGAGCTTGCTGCTCTCACCAATGCTTGCCTTGATCGCATCAGCGAGTACCAGAGCGCCGCTGACGCTGCTCTAGCATCTGCTCTTCGTGCTCAGTTCGCTAAGGAAATCGGTGCCACTAACGCCCGTGTAGGTGCCTTAGAAATCGCTGCTGCTCAGAAAGCACAAGGAGTCGGCAACTATCTTGGTCTTGGTGTTCTGCTAAACAATGTTGGTACAGGTGGAAGCCCGAACAACACTGTGTCTGGTGGCACTCTACAAGCTCGTTATGCTGTGAAAAACTACAGCAATAACAACGCTATTTCTGTCCGTCCCTACATCAATGCCGTTGCTGGTCCTAACAGCCAAATCGGTGCTGGTGGTGGTGTGACTGCCACTTATGATTTTGCAATCGCTCGCAAAGCAGGTGTGAGTGCTGCTAACATCTACACTGGTGTTGGTTATCAAGTTCCTTTTGTAAACAACACTCAAGCTAACGCTCAAAATGCTGTTGGTCTTTCCAATGGTCAAGCAGTATTTGTGCTTGGTGCTGAAGGTCGTATCACCAACTCCCTAGTTGGATTTGCTGACCTGAAGTTCCCTACCAACACTTCTGCTAATAGAGGTAGTTACAGCCCGGTCTTTACCACCGGACTGGGTTTCAAGTTCTAATATCAAAACAATTGGGGAGCTTGACATGCTCCCCTTTTTCACATATAATATTGTAACAATTTGTAATAAAAAAATGACGGTAACAACTAATGAACGTGGGCAGCAAAACATGTTTGCTAAAGAGCCCGCTATGTACATCTCAGATGCAGATGCTATTAAGTATGGCATGATGACTCACAACGAACGTGCAGAGCTTGCCAACGGGCGCTGGGCTATGCTAGGATTCATTGCAGGCATCGTGTCCTACGTTGCTACAGGTAAACTATTTTTTGGAGTATTCTAATGAACAAATTCGGATGGACCCCAGAGGCAGAAATTCTTAATGGTCGCCTCGCCATGCTTGGTTTCGTAATCGCAGTCGGAACCTACCTCACGACTGGCCAGATTCTTCCAGGAATTTTCTGAATGGCTTGACAGCGGAGGGCAACCTGTGCTATGATAAATACATTGTTAGGAAATCAAAACATTTCTCAACCTTGCCCCACCGAGAATAATGGGCAAGTAAAATCCGTCTCTCATACCTACACTGGAGGGTGGTGTAGGAATACTGTAACTGTTCAATTCCCCTTGAACTCATACTTTACCCTTTTACGAAAATGACTGCTACTATTGCTACACGCAATTCTACTAACCTCTGGGAATCTTTTTGCCAGTGGGTTACTTCTACAAACAACCGTCTTTACGTTGGTTGGTTTGGTGTGTTGATGATTCCAACGTTGCTTGCTGCTACGATTTGTTTCATCATCGCATTCGTTGGTGCTCCTCCTGTGGACATTGACGGCATTCGTGAACCTGTTTCTGGTTCTCTAATGTATGGAAACAACATCATCTCTGGTGCTGTTGTTCCTTCTTCTAATGCTATTGGTCTTCACTTCTATCCTATCTGGGAAGCTGCTTCCTTAGATGAATGGTTGTATAACGGTGGTCCTTTCCA